TTCATGGTACGGCGCACCATTGACAAGGCATTCAACTACCGCAAGCAGATGATGGTCAACAACGACGTCTGGGTGTTCTACAGCATCCTCGGTTATTTTGAAATACACAACCCGCTAACGAAATCATGATGAAACACATCTTGGTTAGCATCACTTGTCGGGGCCGTCTTCACTGGCGGCTCATTTCTGCAACACGCGAGGGCCGTCACTGGAAAATCAGTGAGGCCTCGTACAAACAGTTCCTGTCTGACATCGGGCAGAATGGAATTCACCGAATCACTCTAGGGTAACAATGGAAAAAGCTATTGCACGTAAGATCAACTGTTTGCGCGAACTCACGCTGGCGCATCACGCATACGAACGTTCGCTGCAAGAATTTGCACTGGAGGTTGGCATTCACGCGACCTCTCATGCTCGCATGACCTTGAACTCGGCGCTGCATGCAGTTGATCCACGCGAAATAGACGAAGAAGTGCTGAACAACATCATTCAACTAGTGGAGTAAGCCATGTATCTTCTGACTCTGACTCAAATCCGTTTCCGTCCTCGTGACGATGTACAGACCGTCACGTATCAGCGCCGCATTCCGGACTGGCTGTCGCAGTGGACCGTCGCCAACAACTACGCACCGTATCTGATGGCCGATAACTATGAACCCGACCGGCAGGTGGTGCGGGCCCTTGTTGTCAACAAATTCCTGACCAATATGCGGTCCGCCGTGGGTGAGTTGATGATCCGTTCGGACGTAGATCACCTTGATGACTTCGAGTTCAAGTATAACCTCCACCGTGTTGCCGTTGGCGAGGAGTCCACATACGTCTGCTGTGGGTCATTCCATGGCGGTCAAGGTCTGAAAGAACAATTGACAGGGGAACCAGAATGAGCAAGCTACAAGCCACCGCCCGCCTCGACGCGGAGCAAAGCAAGCTCGTGCGCCACGTCTGGATGCGTTACTACCAGACGGCCGAAACCCAGGGCCGGTTGACCAAGATTGGCGACGCGCCGATTGGCGCCCTGGTCATCATTCAGATTCCCGACGACTGGGATGACGTCATAGCTGTTCATGACAACTTCGTACCCGTCGTTATCGTCGCTCGCTTTGAAGATCAAGTGCGCATCGCCGAAATTGATGGCACTGCGCTGGCTCCAATGGGCCAGTCGCTGCGCCTGAAACATCAATGTGTTGTCCTTCACTAAAAGGAGTTCAAATGTTCGTTGACCTGACCGCAGAGAAAATTCTGATCCCCACCAAAATCGGCTTTTCTGTACTGCCGTATATGGGACATCGTGACAAGGTACCAGAAGACTTCTGGAAGTCCCGGAGCACGCCGCGAAGGGATCGCAATGCCCGCATCGTCGTCAAAGACAAAAACGACCTGGCTTATCTTGTATCGGAGTGGTTCTACAGCGGCCTCTCCTTCTTGAGCCTCCAGGTGAAGCCCAACGTCGTAGGCGACCGGAACGACTTCTTCGCCTACTTCTCGACAGTCATGCAGAGCTCTGAGCCTTCGCATGAACACAAGTTCGCGTACCTCACGTACCTGCTGCACCAGTGCTGTACCGACATTGAATTTGAACCTCGCACGAAAGGCTGACCATGAACCTCGACAATCCAGTTCTGTACCCAGTGGGAACACTGGTTGAAATCGTAGTAGACGGCGGCAGCGCCGAAAATCGTGAACCGAAGATCCGCGAAGTCCAGTATCTCGTCCGCAACGGCCTGCGCTCGTATGTCATTCATACGGGCCTGAAGAAAGAGTTCCTCGACGGCGACTCCATCGACGAGGGCTACAACATTGCGCACGTAACGCGCATCCTGCGCCGTGGGCCTAAGCATGCGCGCTTCCCGTGGGGCATTCGCAAGACTGAACTCGTGGTGAAGGAATCGTATCAACACAAGCCCGACGTCTGGGCAGCGGACATTGCGCGCATGGCCTTGCCAAAGGCTCGCGGTGCATATCGTACGATTGACGCCGGTATGGTCGTCCACTACATCGTGCAATCGCTGCTGAAATACGATCAAGCGTATGACAGTGCTCTGCTGCATAGCATGCTGCGTGATCGTGGCCTCATCCGATACGACGATCAGCACTTCCTGCTTCCAGTGCGTAAGAAGCGCTTGCGTAAGGCCATCCGCCAGCTGCTGCCTCGTTGCCTGTGCAATGTTGAGAAGGCGTGGGCCGCACAGCAGGAGGCCGACAATCGCGCATTCCACGAAGACCTGGACTGGCTCGATCACGAGCTCGACCATGAGCTGGACATCATGGAAGACGAGGAGCCGTCCATCAAGCGTGATGAGGGTTCGTGCTACGATGATGACTACCCGCTTTCGGTTTTGGAAGACGGGGCGGACGAATGAAACGTTACGCACTCATGCTATGGTGGCTCCCATTGTGGGGCATCGCTTGCCTCGTTCTCGCAATCGTGCAGCCGCCGAATCACCCGTGGCGCGGCCTGACATTGTCCCAGTTCAGTGTCGGCAATACCTCGCTGCACCATCAACTCAACGCTGTGCTCTGGGTGTGCATCATCTGTGAGCTCGTTGTCGTTGCTTACGCATTCGTGAAGGGGGTACTGTGACTGACAAGCAGTCGAAGAAAGAAAAGAAAGCACGTCGCAAACGCACCGCTCGTATTAAGCATTACATGGAGGTCAGTCGCACAGCATCGTCTGCTGTCGCGCTGATCCTGTCCGCACTTAGCGTCGCTCACGTTTATGGAGTCTTATGAACCTCTACACTGTACGCATTCGCTGCGTCCGTCCCAAGGTCCACTGCAGGGCCGAGGTCGTTGCCGACAATAGCGAGCAGGCCGCCGAACTGGTGAAGGAGAAGATGCACCGCTACGTCACGCAGTTCCTGAAGCTGCCGACGTTCAGCGCCGTCGAGATGTTCGACGCCGTAGAAATCGAAGTTACCGAAAAACCCGGACCACAAGTCATCAAACTCGACTGGGATACATATAAATGATCGCCGATCAATATGAAGACCTGAACCTTGTTCTACCTTGGCACCTCTCGTGCGACATCGCATGCAGGGCCATGATGCACGGCCGCACGTTCGATCAGCAAATCGAGGTCATGACCAAGGACGGCATGATCCGACACGAAACGATGCGTCAGCGCTGGCTGACCATGAAGCGCGCCAATCGCGAACTAGCAGCGCAAAGCTTATCCGAAAACGAGGAGACTACCCATGCATGACATTCAGATCGAGTTGCTTAAGCGCAAGCGCGAGATCGCCAAGCTCGGACTTCTTACCGTTAATGGTCATAAGTTCGCTAGTCTTGTCCGCAAGTTGTACATCGACAAGCACCTGACGTTGATTCGAGTAGAAGATCAGAGTCGCAATCTGGCTCGCCCTTTTGAACTCGACTTCAACAACTCGGAGTCTATTCGTACCTACGATGATCTCATTAAATGTACTCTGAATGAGGACTACACGATCTCGGTTTGGGTGCGTGAGGGTACCGAGAGCTTCCGTTCAACGCCAAGTCGCCCTCGGGCAGTCTTCCATTTGTCCGGCAAATGGTGGATGGCCGAAGGCCTGGATCGTGGATTCGTTGAGGAAATTGAAAACGGGTTCACTCGCTATGCTATCGGTCTGCGCGAGTTGGAGGAGCTAAGCGCCAAGGCCCACCGGGTAAAGTGCATCGAGCAGGAACTCCTCGGGGGCGTCTACGTCCTGCCGGAAGGCGTAGAGTAAATAGAGAGAAAGGAGGCCGTATGAAAAATCTGATTCTGGTGGGCGCAATCACGTTTGGCCTGCTGTATTTGTGGCGCGCCCACCGCCGCTGGCGTAAGGAGTCGAAAGACAAATATCCCTCCTACATTAGGAGGGTAAAGTGATCCAGCAGCAAGCATTTCAGGAAGTTTACGCCTGGGTTTATGACGGGCGACAGGGACCGCTGCCCCAACCTCCGATGGAATATAGCGACGAGCAGCGCACGCAGTGGTGGGAAGGCTATTATGCCGCCCTTGAAAAGCACGAACAGGAGGAGCAGGACTGGATTCGCTTTGAGAACTTCGTTGTGGCTGGCGTGAAGGCCGGAATCGTGGCGTGCGCTGTCGGTATCGTACTCGTCGCAACGATGCCCATTATCCAAGTAGGTGCCGCATTGGTTGGCCTCTACGTTATTGTGAAATCAATGTGAGATATGAAGATCCTCGACTATGAAATCGTTGAGGCCAAGTCAGCAGTAGTTCTACGCGGAATCGTTCGTGAATTTATTGCTGGTGGCTGGCAACCGAGCGGAGGCGTCACGGCCACGCCTCCGCCTTCCGGTAGTGGTTACGTGCTGGCACAAGCTCTCGTCAAATATGAGGAGCCCGTATGCCCGCCGACGATCTGAACGGAGAAGACGAACTCCAGTATCATAGCGAGCGCATGAACTACACCGATCCAGACCGAAAGCTTCCGCGACTCGTGTCGCAGCGCCTCTCGGAGGCCGGCAAGCAGCAAGGGCTTTCGTTTATGGCATTCGGTCCTGGTAAGGTTGATCCGCAACCTCTCACCATGAAGTTCCTGAAAGAGCGAGATGCCGGAGGACGCTTCTTCGTCGACCTCGAATCCGATCCGACGAATTGGGTGATTAAGGACCTGGACTGGAAGCCCGCTGAACTGGAACAAGCGCAGGACCGTCTTAAGCGGCGCGTCGTCCTGCTGAATGCTTTGCTGGTCAATCCATGCACGTCGCGTAATCAGCGCGAAGGCCACTACATAGCAAGGCGCACGCCTCGTAAATTCGACAAATACGGAAAGCCGATCAGGCAGCACACGAAGATGCGCACCGGGCCATTGGTTCCGAAGATAGTCCAATTCTCTTTGGACGCCGGTAAGTTTGATCGGCTCCTACTCAACAAACGCAACAACATGGAGGCCCAAGATGGCCACGCTCAAGGAAAAGAAAGCGCTGTATAAGAAAGCGAACGACGCCTACAACAACACCGGTCGTCCTATCATGACCGATGAAGAATTCGATCGTCTCGAGTTGTCCATCGCCAAAGAAGATCCTAAGTGGTCTGGTCTGAAGAAGACTGGCGCGAAGGTTGGTAAGAAAGTGGCCGTCGCGCTGCACAAGCTGATGCCGTCGCTTGCCAAGTGCTATCCGGGGACAATCGACAAGTGGATCGCCAAGCAAAAATCGAAAACCTTGCTGGTCTTGCACAAGCTGGACGGTGCCGCGCTCCAAGGCCGCTATCAGAAAGGACGCTGTGTCTTCCTCGCCACTCGCGGCGACGGCACAACCGGTAAAGACATCTCGTTTCTGATTCCCTACCTGAACCTGCCCGTCATTGCCGACAAGTCGGACGTAACGCTGCGCTTCGAGGCCGTGATGTCGAATGCGGTCTTCCTCAAGAAGTGGGTGCGCAAGTCCGAGGACGACAAACAGGGATTCGACAACCCACGCAACACTGTCAATGGAGCGCTCAACCGCTCCACTGTTCACAAAGCGATGAAGGACATTGACATCATCGTCTTGGGTGTCTACGGCAAGACGATGCGTGAGGGTCTGCGGTGGGCCTCGAAAGAGGGATTCCTCACTGCCTCCCATCAAGAGGTCGAGACCGCCGCCAAGTGGTCGGAACTGTTGCTACAGGCTCGGAAGACCTCACTGTACGACATTGATGGCCTTGTGCTGGTACCGCCTAGTCAAGTATTTGACTACGACACTGCGGATCGTCCGAAATGGACTACGGCCTACAAAGTCAACGATGACGAGGGCGCCGTAGAAGTAACGGTCCTGGAAATCATCGAGCAGGTGTCGCGCACTAATCGCATCAGCCCGAAGATCAAGATCACTCCGACTAAGATCAAAGGCGTGGTCGTCCAATATGCGACGGCGCACAATGCGCAGTGGATGAAGGACCGAGGCATTGGTGTCGGAGCTGTCGTCAAGCTTGTTCGATCCGGCGACGTCATCCCCAAGATCGAGGCCGTGGTCAAGAAGGCGAAGAAGCCTTGGGTACCGTCCATGCCGTACAAGCAAGTGGGCGTCCACTACGTGACCATCGAACGCCACGAGGACGCAGACATCCGGGAAATCCTTCACTTCTTTACCACGTTGGGCATCGAACACATTGCGAAGAAAACAGTGGCCCGCCTCTACGCGAATGGGGTGCATTCCGTACTGGATCATCTGAACGCTAACGCAACGCGCATGAGCGTCTATAGCGATGCAGGTATCGGTTCGGCCATGATCCTCAAAATCTACGGCGAGTTCAAGCGTGTGTTGCAGGACGAGGGCGTGTCGCTGCTGAAGCTGATGAACGCCAGCAACTGCTTCGAGTCGTTCGGTGAGCGCAAGCTCCAAGCCATCGTCGATCACTACGCGAAGAAGGGCGACCGCAATATGCTCAAGTGGTTCGTACAGCAACCGGTAGCGTGGCTGGAAGACGAAGTGAACTGGGCAGACATCAAAGCCATCAAGGGAATGGGCGATGCATCAGCGCGCCAATTCTTCGAGGGCGTCGTGAAGTTCAAAGCGTGGTTCCTGCCGATCCTGAAAACCAAGCTCGTGAAGATCAACCATCCGGAAGCGACCCGCGATAAACCAAAGACTAAAGGCAAGCTCAGCGGTCAACGTGTTAGCTGGACTGGCTACCGCGACAAGGAACAGGAGGCCGCAGTGGAAGCCGCTGGCGGCGAAGTCGTTGACTTTGGCTCGCGCACGCAAGTCCTGCTGTTCAAGGAAGGCGGCAAGGCTTCGTCCAAGATTGACAAGGCACGCGACAAGGGAATCCTAGTCACTACATTCAAGGAACTGATGAAATGAACGGCACTCAGCAAAAACGATTGGCTAACGCGTTGCGCATCGCCCACGCTATCAAGCGACTCCTCGATAAGGATTACGAGTTCATTGACGCTGACGGCCATTTCGTTCGTGATCTCGAAATCACTGACACTCACGTCTGGTGGCACATTACAGGAGGGCGCAAGATTCTTCTCTCTACTGACGCTAACGATCCTCACGGCCTGGGGAAAACAGTGGCCGAGTTCAATAGCTTATTCGACAAATGGCGCGTAGTGGCTCCTGCCAACCTTAATGAAATCCTCCGTCTCGACAGAAAGGAAATGAAATGAACGCACGTCGCACTGTAGAGCTGGCAACGCAGTATCCGTATCACGGGGTTAAGCCCGCCTCCAAAGCAGAGGTTGCGGCTTGCGCCGTGTTGCAAGATCTCAATGACCGCAAGGGCCTCAAGCATGAACTACAGGCGGTAGCTGACTATGTCCGCTTCGAGATCGTCACGTCCCTCACCGAGATCATTGCCGAGGCCACAAAGCCGGACGCACCCGGAGTGTCGCTGTGGCAGCGTATGGGCGACGCACGCCCGGACATCAACGAACATATCATGTACCGCGAACTCGGCACTGGCGTTATTTCCGAGGTCGTGTACCAGCCTTCGCGGCAATCGTGGATGGATTCGGATACGTGGATCTACCGCGATCTTGCGTTTTCCAAACTGACGGAGCTCTAATCATGGAATTCAAGCACATCAACGGCGCCGCCGCTCGCGTCGACTTCACTGACAACTTCGACGTGAAGTGCTCTCTGCAAGAAAGCGCGGGCTCGGAAACCCCGCACCTGTGGGTCGGCATCAACCGACCGCAGGTCGTGGCCTCCGGTGGTCAGTATTCGGCATCGGGTCGCATGATGCTGTCGCAGAATCAGGTGCGTGACCTCCTGCCGTGGCTGTCCAACTTCGCGGAGTCCGGCGCTCTTGAATACGCTGGCATGTACCGCAAAGAAGGCTCGCAGCTGGTTGAGGCTTGCACTGAGCATCCGCAGTGGTCGGCGTGGCTGACGTGGTATATGAAGCACTACACCACGCACGTATCTCTGTTCAACGGTGAACCCGCTAACGGCGATACCCAGCTGTCTTGGGAAACGTGGAAGGCAGCTCACCAGACGGTGATGTGGAAACCAATGGGCGTACAGCAACCCGTAGACCACACTTCTATCGTGTGGAGAACACCTGGGAAGCCCGGCCTCGGTGTCGGCTGGTATGTAGTAGACGACAAGCAGGAGTGGGGTGCCGAAATCGAATGGCTCTCCTTTGACGAACTCAATCAATTGGCGGTGCAGAAATGAAGTGCCCCGTCTGTGAATCAAAAGACCAAACGGTCAGCGAACGCACTGCGGTGATGACGTACTATGGTCGTCGCATCGAATACCGTAGGCGTTACGTTACTTGCGGTACCTGCGGTCTGGAGTACCTTCGCGTCGAAGAACTGCTTTTCAACAACAGAAACAGCCAGGCCGCTATCAAGGCCGCTGGCTTCCCGTTCGAAGTCGTAGAAGAGTAAATAGTGTGGCGTGGTCAGTCTTCGGATTGGTCACGCCCTGTCGTATCCAACGGAGCTTCAAGTGAAAGCATTCAACGAAAAGAATTTCAAGGCGTTTATCGCCACCCGTAACGATGTCCAGGACGAGGTGTTCGATTCTCCGCAAGGCATTGCCCAAGACGTGTTGGACGAGTTCAACAAATGGCGCGCAACGAAACCGCGGGTCGTGCTGGCTTTGCCGGTGAAGGTCGTAGGCCGTTCTGTAGTCGATCGTACCGGGAAGACACTCGCTACGGCGGTCAGCGTGTCTCACGCACGAATTACTGCCGACCTGATGAACGCCGAGTACAAGGACGACTCGGAAGACGATGAGGACGACGAAGAATGAGCGTTAAAGGAGATCGTGCTGACCAGCACTTGGCGGAGGCACTGACGTTCGCTCTGGCTAACGCGCCGTGCGTAGTAGCCTGTAAGACCAGTGCCGCTCTCGTCCTTGCAGAGCGGACGATCCGCGCGCAAGGGCACTCTGTGCGAATGGTGCGCATGCAAAACTGGCGTGAGGTAGAACTCGAGGCCATCAACGCATTCGAGGGCGGACTCGTTGATTACTTGGTGATCTCGACCGACCTGCTGTACGGGCGACCACGACAGTTTCGTCGCGTTGGCTGCCGTATGGTCTGCTCCACATCTATCGTAGCGTCTCGCGCTACGGCCTTCCGCCTGCTGCTAGGTGATGGCCCGGTTGAGCCGTCTCGTGTTCTAACTTTCCCGTATACGAAAGGACGCGTCAATGCACTCACCTAATAAGATTTCCGTGTTCGCGGCCGATGAGCAGAAACGCCGCACTGGCCGCACGACCCGCATGCTGACCGCGGCCTTCAATCAGGCGCAGGCCGGCAAGTCGGTTGTGGTCTTTGGTAACGACCTTGCGCACATAAAGTCCATGCAGTTGATGCTTGAGGCTATAGCAAAGGGGTTAGCCCCAAGAGCACGTGCGTGGAAGAACCGGATTTATCTCCTGCCGTTCCGGGACGCAGGGTTTCACCGCTACGACTGGGCGACCCATACTTTCACTGATACGAAGCTGCTGTGCTACGTTGACCATTACGCGCTTCAGTATCAACTGCGAATGGTACGTCACTATCTAGAGTCCACACGCCAGATCGACGACGTACCCTCGTGGATGGCAAATACTGCGAAGGCTCTGACTTCGTTGGGCCGCAAGGTCTACATGATTACGGACTACGAAAGCACTGCAGCAGCAATCAAGAACTCGGTAGACGACTACATGCAGCACCTGTCCGTTGAAAGCGGTGAGACCTTGGGCAACATCAACTGGCTCGACCTGACGCTGGACCGAGCACACCATAATTGCCAACTGCTGTTCGATCCACGTACAGTCGAAGCCCGCTTCGCCGGTGCATTGAAGGCAGTCAATCTTTGGGACGAGGAAGCATGACCTCTATTGAACAAATCAAGTCCGATCTGGACAACGGCGTTTTGGTGTGCCGCTCAACTCTGGTGCAACTCGCCGACCTGGCGCAGCGCCAACAACAGGCGCTACAGGAGTTCGTGGAAAATCCGGGCACCAGTGAAACTTGTGGGGCCACTGGATACGAGTGGACGTGCAATCATTGCAGTGAATCCAAACACACGGCCGCCTGCTTAGTAACGCGAACCACTGCCCTCATTGACGAGGGATCAAAGGACGTATCATGACCTTCATGGAAGACGTAGAACAGTTGACCGCCGCCATTATTGCTGACCCGCCGACAAAGAAAGTGAGCGACGGCACAGTGGTATGCTACTGGTGCAACCTCGCTGAGAACACGCATCTGACTAGATGCCCTGTATGGCAAACACGAAACATACGACTGAGAGGCAATTTCGATGACTGATCCATTCATCGATCCCTCATGGATCAAAGTCTCAAGTCTTGAGGAAATGACCGAGGCCGAGCGCGCAGGTAAGATCGTGGTTCACGAACATCGCCTGCACGGACACACGTACTTGGTGTACTCGAAGTACGATGAGCAAGGCGTGATGTCGCAGCGAGCGCTGATTCGCAAAGACCTGTTGAAAGAGGACTAGAATGGGAACCTGCTACCGTATCATAGATCATACGAACAAGCTGTACTACGACATGGACAAGTGGAGCGTCACCGAGGAAGCTCTGCAGTCGCCGGAGGCCCTAATTGCCTACATGACTGAAGGCATCGCCCGCGACAGCTGGCAAATCCAGATGGCCGAGGCCGTCGTGCGCGACGTCAAGAAGTACATGGCGTTCCCTCTGGTGTATGCCACGGACACCGGAGGTAGTGACGACTTCGACGAAGCCGGGGCCAACTACCGACAGTGTGGCGACCGCTTCTGGTCGTACCACGGCATTTGGTCGCCATTCGATCCGCTGCCTGTAGGCTCTGGAACCTATCTGGTCTGGGATAAAGATCCGTGCAGCGCATCGAAGAACTGGTGTGAAGCCCGCTACTTCAATGGGCGTCAGTGGTGCGATGTCAACCACCTGCCGCTGGCTTTGCACTCGCCGTTTTGGTGGGCGCAGCACGACAACGCTTACGGTCTGGAGAATATCAAGTGAAGAAAATCCTGCTTCTGGACTGGGATGGTCCGATGTCCAATAATCGAACGTGGAAGATGCCCGCTAAGTGCGACCCCGTGGCCATTCAACTGGTGAACGACGCGATTGTCGCCGGCTGGGAAGTCTGCTTGACCTCCACGATCCGCAAGAACTTCCTGCCCACAGACGGCTCCAATGAGCGGAAGGCCCAGTTCGCGGCCACCGAGTTCATGCGCGCCGCAGGTATCCATATCAAGTGGGCGTCGCCCTGGCGTAGTGATACGGGCTTCGTAGCACATCGCCACATCGAGGTCAAGGCACTGATAGATACCGAGTGCTTCCCTGAAGACGCGGTCTTCCTTGTCGTGGACGACGAAAACTTCCCGTACGAGATGCGACAGACCTGCCGCATGTTCCAGGTCAACGCCCGATCTGACTCAGGCATCGACTACCTGAGCATCAGCGAAGGCTACCGCTTTATGGAGATGAGCGACGAAGAACTGGAAGACTATTTCAAATCCGGTGAACCACTAGAAGACAAGGACAGTGATGACAGCGACGACGATAATTAAATGTGACAACTGCAACGGCGATCTGACGGTAACGAGTAGTGCAGTGCCTAAACGACGTTTGGTATTGCACTCGGAGGGTCTGCCGAGCACTGCGTCATACAGTGCTATGGTACACGTGGTGCCCGCCCTCGAACACCCTCATCACTTCTGCGACTTCGGCTGCCTCCAGTCGTGGATGTCCAAACGTAGTGCCAAGTAAATAGGAATCGATATGCATGAAAGAATGAACGCTGCGCACAGGCGCGTACTCACGCTATATCAGCGCTATATGGCTGACCCAGTATTCGCCCAGTCCTACGACATCGAAATCACGGTCAACGGCGAGCGGCCTGGAAGTCGGAATGTCGCAATCATGCAGGCCATAGCCAAGAAGGAGATCGGCGACGAGTGGGAATTCGAGGTCATGGAATTCAACTGCGGCCCTAGTATCGCAATACTGCACGTCAAATAATCGAGGAGAAAACAATGGCAAAAGTCAAAATCAGCGACACCAAGTTGTACGAGATCGAGCTCATCAAACTCGAAAAGAAAGGACCGACGCTCCTGAACGTGCGCCAGTTCTATGCGACCAAGAAAGATTCGACCTTCCGCCCCGGTCGTCAAGGCCTAACGCTCTCCACTGAGGAAGACGCAGACGGTCGCTCGGAGGCTCGCCGCGTGCTGAAGGCAATGCTCAAGGCCTTAAAGAACGAAGACGGTAAGAAGCCACGCCTCATCGAGAAGAAGGAAAAGGAATGAGGGCCCGCGTTAGTGAGGCCATTGACTGGTTGGAAGACCTGTGGTTATGCATCACGGGAGATAGCGAGGCCACCTTCATCTTGTACCTCACTGCGTGCGGCGTACTCTCCAACCTCGCAGTGCTGGGCATCGCCGTCTGGAAAATCATCGAGTGGGCATCTAGCCACGTAAGGATCGTATGAACGCACAGCAACGTCGAATCAAGGCAAGGGCCAGTACACGTGCCCTACAGGCTCAGTTTCCACTTAACTCCGAGTGGAACTACCATTCGTTTCCCCGCCACGCAACGAAACCCGAACCGTGTACTGTCGTAGGACACGGACCCACTTATGTGAAGTGTCGGACGGCTAGGTGCATACAGTGGGCCAACCCAAAATATCTAGTCAAAGGATAGATCATGAGCGCTACATTCGTAAAGCAAGGCCGGCGTGAGGCCGTAATCAAGCACGCAAAGAACGACGTGGTCTTTATCACGCTCGTTACCCGATACCTGTTCGGTCTGCTGAAGACCACGACTTGCTATCGCGGTCGTCTCGTCCTCGGTCAGTGTACTTACGAATGGACGAACATGAATACGCAACAACCCGTAATCAGCAACGAACGCGCCGGACTTGAACGCCTGGTGTGGAATCAAAAGTTCTGAGGAGCCATGAGACGTTCAGAATACGAAAAGGCAACACGCACGCTCGGGACCGATCCGAAGACCACGCGCTACGCAGGGGACGCCAAGCGCCTTTCTGACCTGCTGAAAGACCTAAACGTCCAGGTCGTGCTTTACAAAGAAGGGCAGTACTACAGGTTCAAGATCATCGACATCAAGACCGAAGCCGCGGTGTTGGAGGGCTTGAACCCGCTGTACGCGAATCCAAACGATTACCGTACTGTACTACTGGCCCTTCACGCGAAGGACCTGCTGATAGAGGAACTACTCAATGATTAACAAACCACTCACCATAGACCCCGGCATCGACAAGGGAGCCGTCATCCACCACAATGACGGCACTATCGCATCCGTATCGCGCATGGACTTCAGCGTCATCGAGGCCCGCGTCATCGCGGATTTGGTGCAAGCCACTGGCGTGTCCAAAGAACTGCTGATGGCAGACCCGCATGTTTCGATGAGCGAGTCCTACCGTGCGATCTTGGATCAGCACATGATGTACCGAGCTGCCTATCGCCAGCGCATGCAGATGATTGCCACCGGTATGGTCAAGGGCTGGGTTGCAGATGCTCTGCGTCGCGTCTACTGGAAGTCCACGGGACCGTTCACTCGGGTGCGGTCGGCCAAGGCTCGCAAGCGTAAGCATCGCCGAACCCGCAAGATCTACGTGTCGTTCAAGACCCTAATTCTGTCGCTGGACGAACCTCCGACGTTCCCGAAGACCGATGTCTGGTCTACCATAGCTGGTAGGATGCACAGCAATGCCCCACACATCGAAGAGGTGCCCCGTGGCTCGACGTGAGAACAACATTCGGATCAACATGGAAGGCGGCAAGATCTCGACGCCAGAGGCCGACATCGCGCATATGCGGTATCTGCGCGAAACGCAGAAGATGACGGTTCCGCAGATCTCGGCTTGGTTCGGCGACTGCTATACTAACCGCTACATCACGGCAATCATAAACTACGAGAGCCGCCGTTTAATCGAACCCAAGGCGAGGCCAGACTATGTACCACAAAGTAGGTGATCCTGACCACATCCCAGTGGTCAAGACCTGGGAAGAGATTAACGCGGATCAACTGCGAATCATCAAGAACTGCGACGAGACTATCGAGTCCCTGAAGATCACAAAGCGAGAGGCCCTACGCTCAATGCACATCCCCTGTATAGAGTGCAGTGGTACGTCCAGCACGCAGGTTCGTGATGCCGTTCTTGGCACAGCACACGGGCAGACTATGGTGCGTCTAGCTTGCGGCCACTTTACTCTGACTTTCAATTGTTTAGACCCCGACCTCTACAAGAAAGAAGACGAGGGACACGTCGAATCCGCCACCTGATGTGCGGGCCATTTGCGACGAGATCAACAAGCAACTGAACTATCGCAAGCCCGTTGCCAACCTCATACCGTATTTTCTGGACGACGACTTTGACGGAGACTGGAGAGTCAAGATCGTAGATCCAGATGGCCGCGTGATATGCGAATACTTGAAACCCGAAAAGCTCGACTGGCACACCCTTATGCTCCTGCTAAGCGCACGACGTGAATTCGGTCAGTCGGAGTTCCAGCGCGGTAAAGTCGAAGCAGTAAATAAGCTGTGTGAACATTTCAAGGACCTCGTTAAATGAACATCGATAAACTGCCACCGCATGAGCAACGCGTAGTAGCCGAAGTAAACGCACTGGATGAGAATCGCCAGAAGCTCTTGGCTTTCATCCAGAGTCCCCGTTTCCAGACCGTGCCGGACATCGAACGCGCTCTGATGGTAGAGCAAGCCGTGGCTATGGACAAGCTGTCCTCGATCCTGCACCAACGCCTGGAGATTTTCGTCCGACGTACGGAGGCCGCACAGTGCGAATAGCCCTCGACTACGATAACACCTTCACGGCTGATCCGAAGGCCTGGACGGAGTTCATTCACCTGATGCAACGCGAAGGCCACGTCGTCTACTGCGTGACCATGCGTTATCCACCCGAGCATCCGAAGTTTGGAGGTGAGACTCGTGACGTACAACGCGCACTTGGCCACCTCGTGGACGGCTTGTTCTGCACTGGACGCCAGGCCAAGGAGAAGTTCATGCTTGAGCGCGGCATCAAAATCGACGTGTGGGTAGACGACACGCCTGGGTGGATTCTGCAAGATGCGGCGGACGTAGAATGAAGATCTTGGTATCCATGGTCTACGCAGCTACTGTGGCTGCGCTGTTGTACACTGTATCCCGCCCTACTGAATCGCCGAAGACCGTCAAAGCACAAGTAGAATGTCCGGCCAACCAGTTGATTCTGGACGGCCAACAACTCGATCCCAACGAAATCCGAAGACTCCTTGTAAAGGAAGAAGATGAGTACCGTAGTAAACACCGCCCCTGACTTCATGGTCAGCACCCGTATCGAGCTCACGAATCCACACGACTCGAACCAAAGCATCCAGTTGACCTTCCTGTTCACTGCACAACCGGATATCAAGGACGTCATCGATGCCTTTGACCGTGATCCGCGCTGCACCCGCATGAAAGACGCGGATAACTACCGCAAGATCCTTATTCAAGGACTCAATACTTTCGGCGTACCGCAGTTGGACCACCTCGAAATGTACGACCGCAATGGCTACAACATCCTCGTGACTTCGGTCGGACAGGAGTGGCGTGTAAGCTTGATGGACCGTGAGCGCTCCTTCAGCGGACATTGCCTCGGCAACATCTCAGTTGCGCGCCAACCCGTCAATGACAATCGACCCGCACCAAAGGTCGGCAAGACCGCAGTGTCATCTAAAGCCGTGAAGGCTCGTCACGAAGACGATTACGTACCGAAGGGCAACAAAGCCGACACGAAGAAGCAGAAGCCCGCAGAACCAACGAAGACCGTAGCAAAGAAACCCGCTAAACCCGTAGTCTTTTAACCAAGGAACCAAAATGCAGACCAAGATGAGCACCATGCTCGACATGCAAGACCGCATGAACGCCAAAGTCGATCCACAGTGGAAGACCACCGCTAACCCATTCCTCCGCGCCGCCGCCATCGAGGCCGGCGAAGGCCTGGAAAGCGTTGGCTGGAAGTGGTGGAAGAAGCAGGTACCAGATCACGAAAACGTAAAGATGGAACTCGTGGACATCTGGCACTTCATCCTCTCCGAGGCCCACCTGCAGTGGGGTTCCGAAGCAGAGGAAATGCTGACAGCCGAGTACGATACCACTTTGGTCTGGGCGTTCGATTCCAAGGCCACGCGCCGTGACATCACTGAACTGGACGTGCGCGAACGGTGGGAGTTGCTGATGGGCTTTGCCGCACTGCGCGCACCGCTGTACACGATCGTCGTAATCTTCCGTACTCTGCTGGCCGATGCCGAAATGGACGCCGAAGAACTGTATCGCCGCTACGTGTGCAAGAACGTGCTGAACTTCTTCCGTCAAGATCACGGCTACAAGGAAGGCACTTACATCAAACAGTGGTTCGGCGAAGAGGACAACGTTTGGGTTGAGCGCGCTGCCTTCGAGCTCAAGATCTTCACTTCCGAGGAGCTGTACGCTCACCTGGAAACGACGTACGAAGGTGTATTTGACTCCCACACTAAGGCCGAAGAGCTCGCCACTAAGAAAGTGATGGCCGCCAACGAAGTCGCATCCGAAATCGAGAAGAGCCTCGATGACACCGAGCAGCAGATCCAGGACGAACTGGAGGACTCCGATTCGATGGATGATATCGGTGCAATCGGCGATGAAGAGAACGGCTCCATCGCGGGCTCCGCTCCTAAAAGCCAGATCAGCGACGCAGAAGCTGACAGCGGTGCTGCCGATGACTCCTCGTATTCGCTGAACCCGTGATGGACAAGCCAAAATCTAAGCGTGGATTCGCTTCGATGGACCCGGACAAACAGAGGTCCATCGCAAGCTCAGGTGGAAAGACCGCCCACGCACAAGGAAAGGCGCACAAGTGGACCTCGGAAGAGGCCAGCGCTGCCGCTAAGAAAGCAAGAGCCAACCATAAGAAAGCGAAGTAGTAGCGGCCCCTCCCTACCCAAGTGGTTCGGAGGGGCACTGTACTTTGGCCTCAATTTCAGATTATCCACTGAAGGAGAGAACATGACCTTACTAACCGCATCGCGGGCCACTTCGTTCTTGGCCCTGTGCTACGCGGTCTTCGCTGACCGCCTCGAAAACCCGACCAAGAAGCCATCTGAGGACACGATCCTCGAGATCTCCAAGCTAGCTAAGGAGGTGCTCCCCATCTGGGGCAAAGCCATACCTGCGCTCCGGGAGATTCTGGTGGCCATCCTGCAGGGCCGTCACAAAGAGGAACAGTACCAGAAGCTCGGTCTGATTCTCAAGCAACTGGTACCTGCTGGTAAAGGCGACCGCGAGGTCCCCGCACAAGAACTGGAATTGCTGAACGCACTGGGCGCTTACTTCCGCACCAACAACGAGAACATGGCGAAGAAGCTGGTGAAGTTCGCTTCGCTGTCGCGCTCACCTTGGGTAGTACAGAAGCTGGCACCGAAAGTCGGCGACCAGCAATCGACGAAAGCCCAGTTGGAGAAGATGGTGCAGCGTCTGGTGGGCCGCAAAGACACGGCAATGACTCCGGACGAGGCCGTAGCCGTAAAGGGTACTGATCCGGAGGTCTACCGTGAGTATCTGGCGCTCCGAAAGGAATTCAATCAGGCTTGGAAGGATGCGTTAGCGAACTTCGTTCGCAAGAGCGGCAAGCACGTAGTACCGTTCAAAGACGTGAGCCGTTACCTGCACCTTAACGGTATCGATCATATGCTGCCAATAGGTTTCACCGGCTCAGTCGATGACCTCGGCAGGTTCTATACCAACGACGGCAAGATCATCGAGGGCGTTCCGTCGGCCGTGAACTTCCCTGCCGTGGAAATGAATCCGAACTACGGTAAGACCGGAGGAGGCGACTGGGTGTTCATGGCTAAGCGTCCTGACGGAACCCCTGGCCCATACTTCTACACCTCGGACTTCAAGAAGGGTCAGTCGGCTGCCAAGTTTGCTAAGGTTGAGGGCCTAACCAAGAAGATCGAGTCCATTCGCAAGCGCTGGTTGGCGCACGTCAAGAACTTCGATCCGGTTACTCCGGAGTCCGTGGCCTGTACGATTCTGGAGATTCTCTATGCGTTTTCTGCGCGTGTTGGTAGCGTCGGCAACGCTGCTGGCGGTACCTCTACTTACGGTGTTTCGACCTTGCTGGTCAAGCACGCCACCATCACCCCTGACGGCAACATCACCTTGCGCTACAAAGGCAAAGACGGTGTGCCTACCACGCACAAGATCACGCACACTACCCAAGAGGGTAAGTGGTTGATTCACAACCTGAACGAGCTGATGGCCGACAAGGGACCTAAGGATCGGATCTTCACCATCAGGAAGGGCAACCGACAGTTGCCGGTCACTGCGGCAATCGTGAATCAGGAGTTCCGCAAGTGCGGCGCGCCCGAAGGCGTAACCGTCCACAAGCTGCGTACTGTGAAGGGCACCGCAGTGTTCTCCGAGCTGATGGCCCAAGCCCTTGCTGAAGGAAAGAAGCGCCCGAAAGACGAACGAGCGGCCCTCGAGCTCTTCAAGAAGATGGCGGAAGCCGTGGGCAAGGCCCTGAATCACGTTCGCAACACGGCAGGCGGTGCCAAGGTAACGGGCGCCACTGCAATCCAGGCCTACATCGATCCGCAGGTGCAGATCGCGTTCTTCGAGGCCTGCGGGTTCCGTGTTCCTAAGTTCCTTGAAAAACATGCGGGGGTAGAATGATCGCCGTGAACGCCGCTACTCGTCTGAAGGCTGTGCGCCAACTGCGCATCAAGCGTAAGAACCCGCCCAAGCCTTACTTCGTTCTGCGTTACCTGCAAGTCGACGCGCAGGACAAGGCGACGGGTCGGATCTACACAACCATCGACAAGAACCACCTTGTGGGAATAGACGAGGCCGACAAGTTCAAGTCTCGCGAGAACGCGAAAGCTTTCCTCGATGATATGCCGGCCTACAACCCCAACGACTTCTACATCGAGCAGATATCGTGATAACGCGAGCACAGTTCATCGAAGCCTGGCATTCACTTGATACAGGTAACGTGGAGATCAGTCTGTTCGACGAGGACGGCACGGTGCGAGTAGGATACATCGAGCAGAAGTTCATGTACGGCAAGGGTGAGGCATCCAAACAGATGAAGCGCCTATGCGCCTTGGCTGATCGAGCGGGAATCACGCTGAGCCTTTACGTCGATCCGGGTTCGCGCCGAGACCCTCCGATGAGCAAAATCCAGCTGCTCAAATGGTACAAGCGGCTAGGATTCGAGAGTGCGCCTCAGCGTATCTTTTACATGGAAAGAAAACCAATGACCAAACTACATGCAGCTCAACGCTTGAAGGCCGCGCAGCACAAAGTGGAGAAGGACGAAGACGGCGATCTCTCGTACCGCGGGCATCCGTTCCACAAAGTCGACCGCCTGAAGGGCTACGACGACTACTACCAGACGCTGCGTAAGGTCAAGGGCGTTCGAGCCTACGGCAAATCGCAGTCGGCACTGATCAAGATGATTGACAAACTGGAGGACGGTGTTAACGCTTCAAAGCAAGTGCCTCTCAGCAAGTACGTACCTGATACCGAGGCCTACGCCCATTTACCGCTGCCGCCAGGTAAGTGGCCGCAGGTGCGACGAAACTACATGTGGACCAATCGTTACGAGGTTCATACCAAGGGCGACAAGCTGCAGAACGTCCTGAAGTTTTATGAGAAGCAGGGTTACAAGCAGACGGGCGAAACTCGCACTGGCTATCGACTGAAGAACGGCGACATCAAAGTCGAGATCTATTACGACTCGCTCCCCAAGGAAACCTTCATCGAGTTCACTATGCCTTCTTCAATGCTCAAGGCCGCCGTTGTGCAGGCCGGTCGTGAAACCGGCGAGGGCGCAGGTGCGCTCTACTACTGCCCGGACACCGAGAACTTCCTGATCCTGCGGCGCTCCGATGATGACACCTGGTGTGGTCTCGGCGGCGGTCGTGATTACGTTGACGGTGGCTTTGAGCCATTGGAAACGACTGTCAAGCGCGAGGCTTTCGAGGAGGCGGGTCTCGACATGGACACACCCGTGAAGCTCATTCCAGTGGGCACCAAGCATCATTCAGACGGCTTCAAGTTCCACAACTATCTGGCCCTGATTGACGAGGAGTTCTTGCCGGTTATCAACGAGGAGCATCGCAGCTTCCAGTGGGTACCCTATAAGGACTTTCCGACCAACATGCACCCCGGAATGATGGAGGTCTTCCACACGCCAGAGGGCCAGCGTGTACTCCAGCAATACACAACCGCTTTTGACTAACTAGGAGGTCATCATGATTGAATTCGCCGTAGGTGTTGTAGTAGGTGCCGCATTCTCCCCGTTCTGGCTGAAAGTCTGGGGCGTCATCAAATCCAAGTTCGTGCAGCCTGACCCGCACGATAAGGGACCGGAGGCATAAGATGCCCACCGCGTACCTGAAGAAACTCGCAGAAGAAGGTCACGGCTCAGTTGCCGAACTCGAAAAGAAGTGGGACGAAGCCAAAGCCCAGGCCGCTAAGGCCGGACAGGCCGACAACTTCGCCTACGTGACTTCCATATTCAACAGAATGGCTCACATCAAAGGACATATCATGAAGATCAATGCTTCACAGCGCCTGCGTGCTTTTGCCCCGCAGGGCACCAATCAGGTATCACCGCAGGCCGGCATCAAACAAGGGCCGATCCTGACCACTAGCGGGGACAACGCGTACCTCGATAAGCTGGTGGAGACCGGCCAATTCACCCGCGAGCAAGTCGACGACGCTTGGGAGAAAGCGAAACAGACCGCTAACAAGAATGCGAAAGAGAACCCGGATATCGTACAGTCCTACGCCTACACGACCGCGATCTTCCAGGACATTCTGGGCATCAAGGACCGCGATCCCTCCAGTCCGGCAGAGGCTTCGATCACCAAACCGTTCGGTGTTGCTGCGGCAGCGCGCCTGCGCATCATGGCTTCCTTTGAACCCGACTTCAACAACATGGGTACTGAAGCCAAAGTCAAGGCTATGTTGAAGGGCATCGGCTGTCGCATCAAGTCCAAGGTCTTCTTCGAGGACGACAAGGGCGATCCGCGTAGCATCAGCGGCGAGTACAAGATCGAACCCATGGACGTCGATGAACTCAAGGACAACGTCGAAGCCTACTTCTACGAGGCGAAGCTGAAGGGCAACTCCGGTAAGAAGTGCTGGTGGGAAATCGAAGGCAACGGCATCATGATGGAACTTGAATACGACGGTGCAGGCAAGATCAACTTCAACGTCACTGAACCCTGATTTTCAAGGACGGCCTTCGGGCCGTCCACTCCACTAGTAAATAGGATTTTTAAGGAGGGCGCATGAAGATCGTTATCTATCATAAAGGCTGCTCAGACGGCCAAGCCGCAGCTGCGGTGCTGTATCGGCAGTTCCCGCACGCAATGTTCCACCCCGGTGTCTATGGGGAGCAACCACCAGACTGCGCAGGTCACGAGGTCTATCTCGTTGACTTCTCGTATAAGCGGGAAACCGTAGAGCAGATGCTGGAGGTTGCGGAGTCCGTAACCATCATCGATCACCACAAGACCGCGATCAACGATCTGTGGACACTAGAGCATCCGAAGCTCACCAAGTTCATGACCACAAAGCATAGTGGCGCGGTCTTGGCATGGCAGTACTTTCATGCCGACGAAGAGGTTCCGATGTTCCTGCAGTACGTGGAAGACCGAGATCTTTGGCATAAGGTCTTGCCCAACAACGAGGAGGTCATGGCCTATCTGTACTCTAAACCATTCGTCCTCGCAGAATGGGAGGCCTATCTCGATCCAGTAGTATGGGACACCGTACTGGAAGAGGCCATTCTGCGCTGCGGACAGCTCGTGCAGTCAGACAAGAAGCGTGTCCAGCAACTGGCGGAGCATTCGGAGTACATCGTCATCAATGGCTACGCGGTGCCGGCGGTTAATGCACCGCATTTCCACGCCTCCGATCTTGGCCACGTCCTGGCTAAAAGCCAGCCGTTCGCCGCCGTCTATCATATTGTCGGCAACGAGGTCAAGTACAGTCTGCGCACCAACAACAGTGACATCGATGTTGGTGAAATCGCGGCTACCTACGGCGGAGGAGGTCACCCTGCGGCAGCGGGCTTTGCAGTCCCAATTAAAGAAGCAATTGAGCGGGGTTGGTTATGATCGATCATCTGTGGGTAGGCGTTGACGTCGGTCCTCAGTTCAAGGTCTTCGCCGAGGACGTGGAGTACCTTGAAAACAAGACCGTGCGCGAATGGGTGGAATCGTTTCCGCGCTTCCTCGACCTGCCAAATGAGCTGCCGAACATGCGCAAGGAACGGTGGCAGCGAGAGTACACGAAGCTCGCGGCGCAGCAACGTACGTGGATCATCAATGTCTCGTGCCATATCTACATCATGGCGCTCAAGGGGCAGTCCATTCGTGAACGCCAGTTCCTCATCACCGGCGCTTTCACCGAGTTGTCGGAGCAGCTGATTGCCATGAGGCAGCTTTACAAGTTGCAGGCCGCTACGCACCGCCATCCAAGTAGGGGCAACGATGTACTGGAAATGACAGTGCAGTATTCGGTGGCCGGTGTCCTCAGCAACCACACGGTCTTCATTAGCCCACTCAAACCAAGTGACCAAGTAAAATGACAGCACGAATTTTCCATAGCCCTGCCGCAGAGGTCTTAGCCGGACAGGAGGTGCGCAACGCTGTCATGCGCTACCTCAAGGACCACTCGTATGACGTAGGGAAAGACTGGCGGCGTATGTACGCCTCGGCGTCACTGACCTTGACCTCTCCCTGCGGGAATAAGGTCGTCAAAATCGACAGCACCAAAGTGTGTACCGTTGATACGAAAACTGCACAGGGATGGAAGACCCTGAAGTTCAGCCCGAAAACAGTCGAACAGGCCTGGGGTATTGCGAAGCAGACCATCGTGGCCTTCGACGCACAGAGGAACCGTAATGCACTACATTGATTTTACCGAGGCTGAGCCGCGCCTCAATGCCTTCCTGTCGAAGAAATTGACGGGCGAGAGGATGAACGAATACCTGTGCAAGCGCGCACAGAAGCTGGTGGACAAGTGGTTCCGCGAACAACCGCAGATCATCGTACTCGGTACGTCCGGCATTCGCATCGTTGGCTGTGTTCTTGGTTTCGAGATCGGCTCCATCAAGGTCGAGCGCTGGCTCACGTCCTTTGTACACGACACCTACGAGATCATGAAGGTCGTACCTAACGCAATTGCATTGGGCAGCGAGCGCGAAGTACAGTCCTACATTGCCGAATTCGAGGGCTTTCCTCACCTGTGTGTGAGGACCTCCCCCTTCGACGTAAAGCGCTGGTCCGTGCGTGATGTCGTTATTCCGGCGCAAGGCACAGCACTCTTTATGGCCTTGGAGCGCGCACGTGCCCTAGGCTATATCAACCACCTGAAAGGACAACCATGTTAAAGGAACACGGCGTCGAAGCCACTGCATTCACCGACGACAGCGGCACGCTGCAAATCACGTTGAGCACTGATCGCGCTGTGCGGGTCACGCTTAACGGCGAGTTGCTTCGCACTGCTACCGGCGACGAACCCCGGGGTCCTGGCCCTCGCGCCAGCTACTGGGGACCGGACGGGAAGCAGACGACCGAGCGGCAGGTAGACCTCAGCGGAGCCGGTGGTCTTGCTGATGCGATCCGGCGCGGGGGCTAAAGTGAGCGCCCTCCTGTACGATCCGGCATTTCAGGTCTCCGTACATCTCATAAAGGACGAGCAGGGACGAACCTGTATCTCCATCAAAGGGCCGGATCGAAACGCGACCGTCAAATACAACGAGTTCGAGATGCGGCCTCACATACGTGACGAAGCAATACTTTCGGTGACCTCCGTTTCCAAGGACGGATCGGTTTCCATTGCATGGGGGCAGGGTCTTGCCGGAGGACACGGAGGTGGTGCTTGCTGTGGTAATGGAGACCCAATAGTAGGCGGCAACGGATCGTCAGCAGCCTATGGTGGTTGCGTCCCCGCACAGTCATTCAGCGTACCACAGGGCGTGACTCACGTGGTGGCTTCCGAGGGCACTACCACTACGATAGTCAAGCTGGACTCTGAAGACTAACCCGTAGTTCAGCAGTTAGACGACCCCGTCCTTGTGGCGGGGTCTCGCACTTTATAGCCCAAATTTTACTCTTTATCGGAGGTCATATGCCCGTAAAGACCAGCAACTCAAATCGGATATTGGCTGCGAATGCCCGTGCCACAGACGTGGCGAACCGAGCGATCCAAGAGATCTTACCGGTGCAGCAGCAGCGATACCACGATGCATTTAGGGTCCAAGGTTTTCAGGCCGTGCTGTACAATCGCCTGTACCAAGGTCAGAAATGCACTTGTAAGGCTAACGCCAAGCAACTCAACACCCGTCTCGACGAGAGCGGAAAGGCCAGCCCGGCCTTCATCAACACTCTCATAACAGGTGGCGGTTCATTCGACGTCTCGGCCTATGGTCAGACGAAACCGCAGACCGACCCCTTTGACTCCGTGGTTTCTCCAGAAGCACCGGTCAACAAGTACCAAGAAAAGTTTGATGTCGTTGGACGTGAGCCGAACCATTTGCCGACGCGCATCCCAGACCAGGACTCTGATGACGCCTTCGGTGACAACGGCCCTATCGAATTCGACCTGGCTTCTCTGGCTTCGGACTTCGATACCGACTCCATGGGAACCACTGAGGCAGCGTGCGCCGTCTGCTTTGGCAGTGGTTTCGTAGGCGGCTATAGTCCTCTATATGGACGCCGTCTTGTCTATCCAGTGGAGCTCCTTGAACTGGAGTCCACCGATGAAATCGACGCCCTGCATCTTCCATGGAAGGCAGAGACCGAGAAGTTCAAGGTCACAGCCGTCCTTCCGTTCGGTGCCGTAGCTGTAGATGTCTTCCGAGTTATGGCAGATCATCGACCTGTTCCTGCAAATTTTACCGTTGACGGTCAGGCAGTAAACGCGATCTCTGTTTTGAAGTTCTGCGACGGACGGCCTCATGTAATAGAGGCCATGCTCACCGAACGACGCAAGATCACACACGTCGAAATACAGTTCAAGACCTCGGTGGACGATGCGTACTTCGAGTTCCCCAAGCTTAACAAGAGCTCGGATACTACGCTCCTCGACAACACAGATCCATTTCAGGTGATCCTAAGCCCACTCATTCCGTGGGTGAAGGAAGAGGACGTTATCACAGAGACCACTTATGGTAAGGTCTTAGTGGTTAAGTCCGTCAACACCTGGAATACTCGCAACCGACAAACGCTCGGCTGGGAGGTAGAGGTTCGCGTAGCACAGCAACCGGAAATTTACTCGTGTCTGCCGATACGAGGTCGCGTTCGCACCAAGGCCCAGACCACCAACATCGTTCACGATAACTCGACGGGCTACCGTCGTACCTAAGCAAAAGGAAAGCCCAAATGGAAGTCCCAAAATTCCGCTACATGAAAGACGCCGAGTCCTTCCTCAAGACCATGAACAAGGAGGTAGACGAGAGTCGCCAACTGCTGAAGAAGCACCAGCAGTTGTTGAGCGCCTCGTTGAGCGCACTACGCGTTACTGCTGCCACAATCTTCGATCTGTCGGCAACCCCGCCGGGTGAACAACGCAAGACCCTGAAGCGCCTGAAGCATACGGTGGACCCGGACCTGAAGAACATCGTGGTTCCGAAGATGGAGAAGCTGAAGACCCAGTACGCTATGGCTGAAGACTTCTACGAACGCCTGAAGGCTATCGAGCAGGCCGAGACCCAGGTGCAGATGGCGTTCCCTGATCGTAAGGGTACCGAGTACACGGCGCTGATGCGTCAGTTTACGGTACTGAAGGAGAAAGTACAGAACGCGTTGCGTGATTGCCTGCAGTTCTTGGCCGACATCGCCGCCAAGCACGTACCCGAGTCGTTCCAGAAGTACGTGGACGAGGTCGCTGCGCAGGTAAACGAGCACGTGATCTTCCGGGAAGCCCAGACCTTCATGTACGTCTCGGTCGATCCGGAAGGCAGTCTGGTGTTCACGGCTTACCTCATGCTTCAAGGTGTGGCAAACGACGAAGGTGACGTTGCTCCGCATCTGTATATCTCCATCCAGTGGGTGCTCGGCAAGGAGTCCAAGGTCTCCATAGACCTCAACCACGAGTACGAGGTGCCGAACAAACTGTTGGGGCAAGGTGAGGTTGTCGGTTCCGTAGGCGAGGCCGCTAAGGCTATCGGCACCCTGCTGGAGCTTGAGAACTTCAGTTCTGCTCTGGGTGTCGTGCCTCTCGCACTGCAAATGAACGTCGATCCTACGAGCCTGAAGGTTACAGAGTTCAAGTACTCTGACGTCATTGACAAGATGATTGTCGGCGACAGCACGATCTCCTTCAAGCTCGTCCCCCAAATCAAGGAAGAACAGGCGGTGGCTGAAATCGCTGCCCGTCTCTATCAGGAACTGAAGGCCCGCATGAAGAAGGGCAACGTACGCCTCACGATGTCGCAGCCTTCGACTAAGCCCCCATACGAGATCGTCTTCAAGATCGTTCGGATAGCGGAGGGCGGCGAGTTCAACGAGTACGACTTCGAGTGGATGCGTGATAAGTTTGGCCTCAACAACACGCAACTGCGTAAGATCGCCAACATCATCAACAACTAAAGGCCGAGGCCCCAAGGGCCTCAAGTTGAAAGGCAAGTGATGAAAACGTTCGTATATTCAAAAGACCCGATGACAGACATCGTAGTGGAGGCCGACGTTACTCCACTACTGAAGTTCGGGGAGACGGTGGTCAATATTACACCGATGCCTGTAAGTCCGGTGTCTCCAGTTTCGTTGCTGGTTACGCAGCAGTCCGCCCCCACCGATCCGAAGATCATGCTGCTTATGCAGGGCGGGGACGTCAACGTCACCTACGGCTTCCAGATCGTGATCCAGACGGATGCACGCCTGTTGACCGTACAGGTGGCGACCCCCGTGGTGGGCGATAACTTCGTCCCCTACACCACACAAGATCCCAACGCATACACCGACCTCGTGGATACCATACAGGCCGGCCAGTCCGCGTTGGGAACTGCCATTTTTGCGTTTCCTCCGACTATTGATCCAGCGGGTGGTTACGTGGTCTGGGAGTTTCTTAGCGAGGAAGGTGTAGTCTACTCGTCTGGTAACGCCTACGACTATCAGATTCAGTCCAACGGTCTTGGTAATACCGTAATTGCTAGGGCAGTCATCAACTGCCCGTCCAACGTTCCAGAGTCGTCGGTCAACAGCAAATATCAACTGCGCTATACACTTACGCTGCAGCCGCTCGATCCGTCGCAACAGCACGTTTTCTATTCATACGAGAACGTGACGGTCACAGGCCTAACCACTACCCCACTGGGCACACAAGATCAGATAGAGTTGCGTGGCAAGCCCGCAAAGCTCTCGATCGTGCTGGACAAGCTGTATGACAACGTAGTCATCGAGCTCTACAAGGACAACATGGTCATCGGCAGTTCCCCGGTGCAGCAATACGAGCGGGTGAGCGGCGGCTACTACTATTCGGCGTCGCTAGAAACCAATGGCCTCGAGGCGTCGCTAGAAGCCTACACTGTGGTCTGGAGCTACTACAACAACGTAGATCCTAGCTCCGTCTATTCTGAATCGGCCAACCTGTGGGTGACGACTCCTGCTATCTTGACCGCTGTTTCCGATATCAAGTCCCGCATCAACAAAGCACGCACCACGTTGTACGGTACGTCTGACTTGATCTTCCCTTCGGAGGTCGTGATGGTTTGGTGCCGTCGCGGCATGGACAAGTTCAACGGCTACGCTGGCGTCTTCACGTCGTTCACGATGACCAATGCGAAGGGGCCGGTACGTGAGTACTGGCTGATGTGTTGCGAGGCCATTGCGCTGACATCGCAAGAACTGGCGGAAGCCGAGAAGGCATTCGATTTCCAGGGCGCAGCGATCTCGCTGAACGTTGATCGCTCTGCTGCCTACGGTGCATTGGCCGACAAGATTTACGGCCAACTCGACAACGAGTTGAAGCCCGTCAAGCAAAACCTCATCATCAAGGGCAACACGGGTGGCGATGGTTCTGCCGATCCGTCGAAGCTGCGCAATGGTGCTATTGGTGCCGTGGGCATCACCATTACTCCAGCAAGTCCGTGGGGTCCGCAACGCGCTGGCCTGCCGTACCCGATTGTTGGGGTCTTCAAATAGGGGCCACCATGATTGAACTCAAAGCAGCACACCGTTTAAGGGCGGAGCAGATCGAAGAAGATCAGCGCATGAAGGAACTCTGTGTGCTGATGGATGATCCCGCCTGGCACACGCTGACCTCCGCCTTGTGGAAGAATCCCAACGAGGTAACGGCGTCCCAAAAGGTAGAGGCCCTTGACCTGTGGAAGAAGGTCCAAGATCTTGGCATGGTCAAAACCCTCACGAAGTTCCTTACACAGCTCGGCAGCACTGCTAAAGCGTTGTCGAAGGAACTGGGCTTGGAGATCTCGGAGATCATTCAGGCTTTCCAAACCAAACCAATGCTGGCGTTCTTTAAGGCCATTAAGTTCAGCTTTAAGACTCTGCTGCGCCCACTCAAGGCCTTCGGTGAACTCTATAAAGCTGGCATCCTTAAGGTCTTCGCCGAGTTGCACAACACGAAGGTCTTCCAGGCCTTGCACTCTGGTGCGCTCAAGGTCGACGAACTGCTGAATCGATATCCGCTGCTGCGACGACTAACCGGCCCAGCGATTGCAGGTCTCCTCTTGTGGATGTGGCTCTCTGCCTCGTTTTCAGGAAGTCCTGAACTTGACATTGATCTAACCGCAATGATGAAGGCGGCCCTTGGTGGTCAGTGGAGTGCTGCCGAACTATTTACCTCGAAAGAAGGTTTAGTAGCTATCGGACTTCTTTTAAGTGGACTCTTTGCTCCAGTGCCCTCTCCAGTGTGGTTGAGTGGTGGCATGCCGATCAACTTGCTCATAGCCCTTTGCTATACAGCGTTCAAGCACCTGCAAGGTGAGGCACCAACAGCACAGAAGATCAAGAAGCATATGAAGTTCGGGAGAGTCTCATGATAAAGATCGCAGCGGCACTTCGCTTGGCCGTTATGTCCGGTAAGGTAAAGGCCTCGCAACTGGATGAGGATGAGCGCAAACAGTACCTGTGCAACATGATTGGCGAGCCTTCGTGGATGATACTCGACACTGATGAACCGTTCGCCGACGACGTTTCACCCCTGAGTATAGCAGCCACTCAACGTCTTAGGGCCGCTATCGGCGGACAGCCGTTAAGCGATTCGTTCGGTCGCCAGCAACTTAGGCGCTATACGATGTTCCTCCAGAAGTACCCGAACAAGATTGAGCAGGACCTTGGCACGAAAGATGGGCTGACCATGCATCTAGTACACGACGGCCTCGATCGCGTCATCACCTTGAGTACAGACGACCGGAAGGTTGTGGCCTACGGTAAGCTGGAGGACTCTCCGTTCTCGAACCGCAAACGCATGTACAACCTGTATGTGGATAAGGACTGGCGCGGTAAGAAGCTGGCGAACGTCTTGCACTTAGGCGCCGCACACGTCTATAAGCACCTAGAGTCTGATACGACGATGGCTGTCGGCGCGCTGAAGGCCTTCAAGTCCCTTGAGCGTTTCGGCTACCACATCAAGCTCTACGACACGAACACCGGGAAGACCCTGCCATTCAAGTGGGGACCAAACGATATTCCAGAGGTCAACGGCGAGTCCATTGCCGATGCAGAACACTACGCACTTTACGTTTAGGAGACACGATGGACACCGATCTGTACTCAATGGATTGCCCCACATGTGGTGCCGCCATTACCTACACGAGCAGGTGCGCGGACGATAATCTAGCCGAGACCGGCTGCGCGGACGGGCATCGCTTCCCACGCTCCGAGGTCTACAAAGCGCACGCCGCCAAGACCCAGAAGGAGTCGCGGGCCAAGTTCTACAGCGACCTACGCGCTGATCTTGGACAGGGGCCGATCAGGCTCAACGCCGCTGCCCGTCTGAGGGCTTCAGCTATCCATCCAGAAGTTCAAGCTTGTGTTGATTCTGTGATGAAGCTTATGAGGAAAACGTTCCCCAAGGCCGTCAAGACTTTCAAAGGATATAAGTTTGAGCGCGTGAACCATCCGTCCTACGACGCATGGGATCGAGATGTGAAGATTCCGTTGTTCGGCAAGGACCGTCCACTAGTTGAAGTTGATCGTGAAGAGGACGCATCCGATAAGAGTGTTCTTCATTACGGATTCGAGGGCATGCTGATCCATGAGTTCGGGCATCACATCGATCACTTCATACGAGCAAAGGGCGACGGCGCCATAAAGGATCTATGGTTTGACGAGAAACGAAGATTACAGCGTGAACTAGGTAACGTTAGTGCCTATGCTGCAACCAACGCAAGCGAGTGGGTGGCCGAGGAGTTCTTAGCTGAGATTAAGCGCCGACGATCTCCAGAACTCTTGAACGTCATCAACAAGATAATGGAGACCCTATGACGTTCAAGCTCAACGCAGCCCAACGCTTGAGGGCCTACGACAAGACGTGGATCAAGAAGATGAACCAGCATCGTCAGGCACATCCAAAGTACCAGGGCCAGCAGAAACCTTCGGAACTGGAAGACTCCATTTTTAATATGCAGCCTTCGGCCCTTGCCCAAGAGCTTCGCCGGGTCTACAAAGACGACTATGGTGGCGCTATGGGCGCCCTCACGATGTATAAGAATCGCGCAGGTAAGAACCTGCTGTCGCCGGATCAAGACCGTATCGAGAAGGCTAAGGACGAACTACGCAAACTCTACAAGAAAGGTGAGTATGAACATCCAAATCAAAGCAGCCCAACGCCTGCAGGCCCTCAATCCAAACCAGCGAATGAGCCAGCCAATGACCGGCAGCGAGGACGAGACTCAAAAGGACGAGAGCCGATCGGAGTCCGACCCACAGGGAAAGTCGTTTGAGCCGACTGAGGGCTACGAGCCTGTGGAACCCGAAGGCTACGACAACGTAGAGGCCAGCGACGAGTCCGATGAACAGTCCCGTGCCAACCAAAAGGCCAAGGACATTCGTATGCTGGAACTCAAGCGCGGTCATGGCTATAGCAGGGGCCGCATGAGCATGATGCTGACACATAAGTACGGCTACTCAGAAGAGGAAACTGCCGCAGCCATTCAGTACATCACGCGTCTCGGCTTGACCGGCAATCCAAAAGTGGAAGCCGACCTCAAGCAAAGTGGCGTAGGGGTCACGTACCTGCATTCGTCGCTGAATCAACTGGCCCAACTGGCGGCCTTCCTTGACGCCCTTAAGACCGCGACCCGCCTTATGGCGCGTGCGACTCCGATGTCCAAGATCGCAGAGCGTGGCATGCACGACATCGTGCAGTACCTGATGCGTGACGGTTATGTACCGCAGACCTCGCAGAACAAGGCGTTCTTCACCACCGTGTTCTACAGCAAGGACGCAGAGGAGCCACGCTTCGAGCTCGTCGGCTGGCATGGCACTGGCCGCTTCGAGGGCGGCGAGAAGGCGATCCTAGAGTTCTACGACGATGAGAAGTCGCAGAGTCGTCCGGTGATCTCCATCGGAGCCATCAACGATGATAACCTGACCCCTGCAAAGCAGCAGGAAGTCATTCAGCACATCATGGAGTACGTGAAAACCCATGGCTAACGGAGAGCCGATCATGGACGTTTCGACCATAACGCTACGCATGTTTCTAGTGCACCCACTGGACATTCCGCTACTCCAGTGGGGATTGTTCGTTTTAGTGATCGGCGTCATCGGCGTACTGCTCTACGTACAACTGTGCAGAGATCATCTTGATCTGCGGTGGTTGATTCTGGAACGGCCACACAAACCGTCGCTGTCCAAGATCGCGCAGGTCGTGGCTCTTGTGGTTTCGACCTGGGGCTTCGTTGTACTGGTCTTCCGTAACAACCTTACGGAGACCTACTTCATTGGCTACATGGTTACGTGGAGCGGTAGCGCCGCATACGAAGCGTATATAAACAAGGGTCGATCGTCGGAACGCCGCCGCGATGACCCTGAAGGACTGGAAGAAAGGGGCCCACGATGAGCTGGGAATGTAAGATCGTCGAGTACACAGACTGGACGGAAATGAAGATCGGCGATATGTTCTATGGCCCCACCGAGAGCGAAGCCTACGCGCGTGACCTGAAATGGGATTCGCTGGTTCGCGTGTACTCCAAGAATCTGTCGAATTACTATAGGGTTCACAACTCACACCGCCGGCCGCTGTTTGTGGTCTTGCCGGGCAACACTTTGTTCTGTGTGGACGGGCAGTGCTGGTCTAACGGTGAGTGCTACGGTGGTTGGTCTGTTACCGGAGATGCGCCGCTCATCACAGTGCAGCCGTCTATCAACTTGGGCGGCGTGTATCACGGCTTCCTACAGCACGGGATTATCAGTCCCGATTGCGAGGGACGACAGTACGATGAACACGGCTATCTGATAAGGAGTCCGCGATGATAAGAATCAGAGCAGCTTGCCGCTTGAGTGCTGTCAAGGCGGATCAGAACAAAGCGATAGCCTATCTCAAGAATCTGGGGTTCACTGGACTGAAGCTGAAAGGTGACTACGACGATGTGGTTACGTTTGCCTATGAGTCCTACGATGCCGCGAACCTAACACGACAGCTAGGTGTGCCGAAAGGTCGTGGCAATACCGTGAGTTTCAAAGTGGGGGAGCAGGGCCATGTCTTAGTCGATACGGTCCGACGTCAGGTATCGTTGATGAATGCGGTACAGCTCGCCCCGATAAGCACGGTAGACGACCACTTCAAACGGCAAGAGGACGATCCTGAAGTCTCAGTACCTAATGTGGGTACTGCCTTGACGCTAGGGTATCCAGTTGCGCAGAAGACTCCGACGTACCGTCTGAAGTTTATGCAACACCTGTGGTCGGAGCTGAATCGCCTCAAGTTCGGAGGCAAGATGAAGGCACCGAACCTGCATGTTCGGAGCTCAAGCGTCGGACGTACTCGCGCATCCTGGACTGGAGTGTATCGGCTTCTTGAAGTGAGCCCTAATATGTTTAATGCGGGGCTGGAGGTGTTCGTGGAGATTTTCCTCCACGAGATGTGCCACCAAGCCACTGACGAACTGAGCGTCCTAACCCATGACGATGCGCGAGATGAAGCAGCGCATCGTGGGCACGGTCGAGTCTGGGCCGGCTGGATGCGCAAGGTTGGCCTCAATCCGAATCGCACGGATAAGAACGATAAGACTACCTACATGACTCCAGAAGAACGGGAGAATTGGGAAGCTGATCGAGAATTCAACAAGCTGGCTCGCCAGCTAAAGGATCACTAATGTTCCCATCAACAAATAAGGTGCGGCGTGGCCTCTCAGTCAAAGGAGTGGAAGTCCATCACATCGTACCCACTGTCCAAGGGCGGCCGTACAGTGATGAGCATGGATACCAGATTCGTAGGGGGAGACGATAGTGTGCGTAACCTGTGATTTTGATATACCGGCTATCCGGTTAGGCGCAGCCTATCGCCTGCACGCCGCCTCCGCTGATGCTGCCATGGCTCAGTTCGTCCTCGAACACCTGGGCTTTAAGGGCCTGCGCATGAAGTCCAATGGTGGAGGCATCATTCGATTCTCCTACCAGTCGTATGACGAGCGACGACTCAACCACATGATGGGTGAGCCGAAGTCCGACATCAAGGCTCCGAACATCCGGTATCCATACGGTGTCCACGGCCTGCTTGCCGTATGGCCAGGCAAGTCTGAGGTCCTGCTGCGTAATACGGTAAAGCAGGGCAAGACGTTCATCGAGATCCCAGACGTTCTGAAGAAAGAGGCGCCGCCCGACGTAGCCCCTTTGCCGAAGGTTGGCAATCAGAACGACGACGGGAATGTGCCAGTTACCCACATACCGGGCAACTTGGAGGCCGACTACTTGCGTGCGCAGGAGAAGCCGAAGTTCCGCGTGAAGTTTATGCAGGACATCTGGATATACTTCAATCACACCAAGTTCGGAAACAAGTTGGAGCACCCTACGCTGGTGCTGATGAAAGGCGTTGATGCTGCGAAGATGCGTACTCGAGGTGTTTGGTACCCAAGGCTACGCGAGTTGCGCATGAACCCCAACACGTTTAATGCCTCACAGAATCTCTTCCTCGAGATCTTCCTGCACGAGATGTGCCACCAGGCCGTGACCGAGCAGGCGGTACGCGGTGATTTGAGCGCAGCAGAGATTGCGGATAACCGAAAGCACAAGGGCCACGGCACTGCGTGGGCCGCCTGGATGCGCAAGGTAGGTCTCAACCCATTGCGCTTCGACCCCAACGAGAACTCTACCTACATGGAAGAGGAAGAGCGGAACAAGCATGAAGAAAAGATGGCACGCTGGAGAAAGTCGGCAGACGAAGCCAAGATCGAAGGCCTGTCTCTCGTTCACTCTGTGAAGCCCGGAGACGTGGTTATGTACCGCACGATGGACGGCCTGAAGAAAGGCGTAGTTGCCGTTCAGATGAAGAGAAGCCCTAGCGTATGGGCGATTTTCCCGTGGGATCTTGTGCAGCAATCCGTCCAGTCGTCATACACCTGGACTAATGCTGACTTGCGTACCGTATATAATCCTCATCAAAAGGAAAACATCGCGAGTAGCCCACACTTCAAGGTCTACTACCATGCTCTTATAGATCGTCAGCACAGAGAGAAGGCTGCGAAGGACGAGAAGTCGAAGAAAGGCTTACGCGAAGGCGATCAGGCAGTAGTAGAACTCAGCGGTGGACGTCGTGACGTAGGCGTACTGGTCATGCAGGTGAAGAAGGTGGGCAATGTGTGGGCGGTCTTGCCTATGGATCAACTCAAGGAGCTTTACTACCAAGGCGACACCTTCGATTACTGGAAGATTCCAGGAGATCACATTACCGTGTCCGGCCAGCATCCAAATCTGAAAGATGATCCGCAATTCCGTCGCTACGCAGAGGCCGTCGCCTATTCCGAGAAACACGGAGTGCTGCCATGACCTGGGCTACCCCAAACAAGGGCCTGAAGCGCAAGGCCGCGTCCTTCAAGCGAAATGCTATGGGCGTCACGAAGATCAAACGTGATGGCTACTCGACGGTTAACGGATTCTCCAAGGCCAACGAGTGGTGGGCGATCTCGGCACAGGTCCGTAAGCGCAGCAAGGGTCTGTGTGAGGATACGATCCACCGAGGTGCGCCGGTGAAGGGCCATGAGGTTCACCACATCGTACCGCTCAGCAAAGGCGGTCGCACCACACTGGCGAATTTGATTCATCTATGCACCGGGTGCCACGATAGGCGGCACAATCATCTTTTCAGGAGTCGGTGATGATTCGCCTGAACGCAACCCAACGTCTGCTTTCACAGAAGACCAACCAAGAGAAGATCACGCACTACTCCAAAATGCTCAACAAGGTCAAGACCCGTCTATTAGGTCTCGATTCAGAGCGACAGCCCAAGACCACGCAGCACTACATGGCGTGGGCCATCCGCCTTGAGAAGCGGATCTTCAAACTCAAGACCCAACACCGTCACTGAAAGGACGATCATGATTCAAATCAACGCAGCCGCACGCTTGTCAGTACTGGCTACCAATGAAAAGAATGCTCGTGCCTACGTCAAGTCCGTACTCGGCGTGGAACCAGGTTCTACCAAGAAGTCGTATGAAGGTCTGTACGAATTCCACATTCCAAAGATGGACTTCGACACTGCCGTAGCTAAGGCCAATCAGGCTTTCGATCATCCCCCAAAGAAGGGATCGGCCGGCGGACAGGCCGGTACGCAAGTCCTAAAGTGGGATATGGGGCAAGGCCGCGACTTCGTTATCAGACAGAACGGCCACTCGCTGGATAACGTGTCGGTCTCGCTCGTTAACTTCTAAAGGACAACCATGGACCACGAAGCACTTTCCGAGATGATCTCGCTGTTCCTGAAGATCAACCCTGAGCCCTCCGATCAACAGTTCCATGCTTTGGCCGAAGCCTGCGGTGTGGATAAGGAAGAACTGGAGAGCGTTGCCTACGCAATGCTTGGTGAGGCCGAGGACATTCTCGAAGACGAGGATGGCCCGATGATCGCCAAGATCAACGCCAACGCGCGTCTTACCGCAGCCGACGCACAGGACACGCTGGACGATCCGACGGTAGACCCCGATGATCTGCCGCTGACAGACGTTGCGCTGAACGACGGCGATCCTACCGACGATGACCTCGGCATGCAGGAGGAAACACTGGACGACGGTTTCTCTGTCGAAGACGTAGGAGTCGGCATCACCAATAACGCCAACGACGTACTTACCGACGACGGCGTCCCGGATCTCACTCTGGGCCAATGAACTGGTAAATAACAGGGAATCGAACTGGTGTCGATTCCCTGTTTTCACGTTCCCACCAGTTCGCAATTTCACGGTTTTACACCGTCGAGGAACTCAAAAATGACAATACAGTTGAGGGCCACTACTAACCTTGTAGTGCCAGCCCATTTGCAGCTCCCCAAGAAGGATATGAAGGCCCGCTTCATGTTCGTCTACACTGGTTCCTACGTGGGCAAGCAGCCGATCTTCATGCAGAAGCTCTGGCTGAGTGCGATGTTCCCGGAGATCGCCAATGACCCGTCCTTCGGCAAAGACGCCCAGAACCTGCGCAAGTTCGTTCAGCACGTCGAGAAGTTCACGACCGCAGGTCTGATGAAGCTGAAGAAGGTCAACGACAGCGCTGATCCGCACTTCGTGCTGGCAGTTCCTCTGGCGGAGTTCGACCGCTACGATGTCGGGACCTTCATGACTCGCATGCGTATGTGGTTCACCAATCAGAAGGGCGAATCACCTGACGACAAAATCGCAGCCTTGGCTGACGAACTGAAGAACACCGCCGAAGCCAAGGGCATGCAGCAGCGCCTGATTCAGCCGCAGAAAGCTATCGACGCCATGAACGTCGAATCCAAGGCCAAGATGGAACTCAAAGACTGCCTGTTGGGTGTCCGCCTGCAGTACAGTGGCGGTATGGCCGTAGTCTACGCCGACTTCAAAATCACCAAGCCGGAAGCCGAGCAGCTGACCTCCACCGAATGGGCTCTGATTCGCAATATCGACCTGTACCCGCTGATGCTGGCCTGGCAGGTTGGTCTGTGGGGTTACAAGGGCGGTGCGCCGGTGGCAAGCTTCCCAATGTCGAAGATCTCGAAGACTTTGCCGCCAGTGCAGGAAGGCCAGGCCCGAGTCAACGAGTTCGGCATCTCTATTTCCAATCACGGCGATCCCGTATGGCTGCCGCACAAGATGGACAACACCGGTCGTTATGAGGACTTGTTCTCGCAGATCGGCGACAAGGGCGACGACACGTTTGGTCTGGTTGACCAATACGAGGCCGGCGAGGCCATGGCTCTGGGCGAAGACATCAAGGTCCGTCTGCCAAAGAACATTCCGGTGCTGATCGACTGGGTGAACAACCGCTTCGCCTACACCCAGTCCAACGGTATCCTGAAGATTCAGGATCTGTCGCGTTTCAAAACCTGCGATGCGGCACACGCGCGTAACCTACTGGATCACTGGAACGTGACATCGGAAGATCTCGGTCAGATGGTGGACATGGCCCAGACCGCAGGTATGCCGCCTAACCTGTTCTTCACTGAAGAGGAGGCCGCTGAAATCGCAGCCAACGATCCGACTCTAGCGCAGCAACTGACCGCTGCTGGTGGTATCGAGTATAAGGCTTACATCGGTAAGGCCATGTCCTACCACGAGGCGTTTGTGAGCGAGAAGTCGATTCGCTGGAAGTTCATCAGCACGGAAGGCGACCCAATCTGGCGCCCGCTGGCTCGCTTCATCGAAGCCGCGTCTGCCGCCGTGTTGGCGAATATGGACGCCGTCAACATGAAGTGGTCTGTTCATGGTACGTCGTTCCGTCTGGGCCAGATGCTGTTGATCGCCAAGTACGCGAACAACTACACTGACACGGAAACCAAGGCCAATACGATGTGCGCGGCTGCCACGAAGGCAGCTAAGGGCCCAGAGCCCGGCTGGAAGCCTGACAGCACTCCTCTTATCATGGAGAATCCAGATCGTCCGTTCTCGCTGTTGCCCCACCAAGTGAAGGTAAGGAACCTGCTGAAGGACAGCCCCGACTTCGCTATCCTGCCGGTGCAGGCAGGTGGTGGTAAGACGCCGCTGGCGATCTTGGATATCCTGATGGAGATCAAGGCCAACCGCAGCCAGCCTTACCTCGTCATGTGCCCACCGCCATTGGTTCCGCAGTACGTTAAGGAACTGACGTACTTCACCAGCGGCAAAGTCAACTGCATTCCCATCACTTCGGAGACTTTAGCCAAGCACGGCTTCGAGCGCATTACCAAGATGATCGAGACTGCGCCGCGTAACTCCATCGTAATCGCGAACTACGATGTGCTGCGTCAACGCGCCTACGATGTGTGCTACGGCACTACCACGGTCAAGATCTACCCGGTCATCGAGCTCCTGCGCCAGTTCAACTTCGGCTACGCGATGATGGACGAATCGCACAACCTGAAGAACGACAGCCAGCGTACTCGTGCAGCCCTGATGCTGATCGCCGACATTCCGAAGAAGCGCTTGGCTAGTGGTACGATGGCGCACGATTCGCCTTCCGACTTGGCGCTGCAGATCGCAATGCTCGATCCAACGCTGTTCGGCTCCCGCGAGGAATTCAACGAACGCTTTGGTGCAGAGTTCAAGGGCAACCGCGTTATGAAGTGGAAGCCCGGCGCACAGCAGCAGATCATGGAGATGATTCAGTCGCGTATCGTTGTCGCCAAGGCCATGCGTAAGGAGTGGGCGGCCCTGCTGCCTCAGTCGAAGGAGGTCATGCACCCTGCGACGTTGAGCGACGCACAGCGGGCGGTCTACCAGTCGATTCTGGAAACCGAGCTGAAGAAAATCGAGGAAGAGGCGAAGTCCAAGCCCCAACTGAAGAAATTCTTCAAGAACAAACCTGCTATGCTGGAGAATCCGCAGAACCCCGGTGGTTCCTCTGGAGTAGATGAGGAAGCTGACGAGGAGGCGGAAGACGCAGCGGACGAATCGGCAGGTGAAGATCTGGAATCCCTGTTGGGCTTCCACCTGGCAAGGATCGAACAGTTCTTGACCGCGCCTGGCAAGGATGAACTGGGCGCAGCCGTGCTGAAAGGCGACGACCTGTTCTCTCCAAAGGTCCGAGTGATCTTGGATATCGTTCGCGAGCACATCGCAAGCGGTATCGAAGGCAAGGTCCTGATCTTCACCAACTACATCGAGTCGGCGGAAGAGATTTTCGAGCGTGCGGGACCCGAGTTGCAGAAGATGGGTATTCTGTACACGGCGGCGAACAAGGTGGAAGACGGCGCACAGTTCGAGACCAATCCGAACAAGAAGTGGATGGTCGGTGTCGAGAACTCGATGAACACGGGCCTCAACTTCCAGCACGTTAGCCGTCTGATTCGTGTTGAGAACGTGTGGAACCCCGGTACTCTGGAGCAGGGTAACGCTCGTATCAATCGCCCGGAACTGAAGAAGGCAGATCGTCGAGAGATGATCTACTTCGATTGGGTCGTGACCGACGGCACTATCGACGTTACCAAGGTGGCTCGTCTGGTGTCGAAGATGATTGCCGTAGCCAAGTTCGAGAACACGGAGAACGACAAGTACCAGAACGTGCCGGACATGGAAGTCATTCCCATGAATGCAGACGAGATTCTGCTGCGCAATTCGTGGGATAGCGACCTCAAGGAGTACCTCGTTGCCTTCAAGGCCCTGAACCAAGCGCGTTACGATGACTACGCAGAGTACCGCGCTAAGCACGGTGACCTGGTGATGACGGAGATTCCTATTGCTGCGCAACCGAAAGACGCGCAGATCATGGCGGAGGTTCCGTTCGTTGCTGGTGCTGACCTGTTCAAGGGTTCCGAGGCCGGTATGATTCGTGTCGATGAGTACCTGCGCCAAAACACCTCGGATATCGAGGGCGAGGAGGCGGAAGACGAATCGGAAGAAGGCGGTGAGATGTCGCCGGAGAAGCGCCGCAAGATGGAACTCGCACAGGCCTTGCTCGGTCAGCGTATTCACACCGAGTTCGGCGACGGCGTTGCCAAGTCGGTTGCCTTGTCCTCCAAGATGCTCACGGTCTCGCTGGATTCCGGCTACCAGGCGAAGTTGCGATTCGCTTCTGCCTACGTGATGACCAAGCCGCCGAAGAAGAAGTCGATGCGAGAGATCATCATTGCAGCTATCTCCAAGGTAATGTCGATCACACCACCTACCGGCATCATGGCTAACCGCCTGAAGGTTGATAACAAGGCGTTGCGTCAGAAGGCCAAGCAAGAGGAGCAGGACAAGAAGGATTCGATGCGTCAGCAACGCGAGGCCGAGGTCGAAGCCGCGCTGAACATCGAGTTGCAGTTCAACGTGTCCAACGGCTTCTTGGGTATCGCGTACTATCCAGAAGAGGGCGCCGATGCATCTGCGGCACTGCAAGCTCTGGGGTTCCGTCCGGCTGAGGAATACGTGTTCGCCCACATCAAGACCGCTCCACTGCTGGAGAAGTTGTTTGCCAAATGGCAGCAGGCGGGCTTCGAGTTTGACAAGACGTTCGCTAAGATGGGAGCGCACTTGGCTATCGCAGACCTAGCGAAGGTCCTGCGTAACGGAGCCGTGGCAAACAAGGGCATCGGCTATCGCTTTGCCTCGCGTAACCAACTGGTGAACTTCTTCCGCATGGAAATCAAGCCCGTGGCTTCCGACAAGGTGTTCAAGCCGTACCCTATGCTGGAAGATGGAAACGCGTACATCGTGATGCACACTCGCGGTCAACCGGGAACCCGTAAGGCTATTCAGGTTAAGGTTCCGGGCATCGTGTGGCAGCATTCGAGTCCGCACTACATCTACTACGGTCTGTCTCCGGACAAGATCGCAGCCAAGATGAAGGAGATTCAGAAGGCCGGTATTCAGATTGCTAACCTGCACGACCTGCAGGTTGAGTTCAAGCACCTGAAGCAGCAGAAGTACCGCAACGCCGAAGTAGAAGAGTAATCACGTAGTTAAGAAGCCCGCCCTCCAGCAATGGTCGGCGGGCTCTTGCACCTCGGTACGACACGACGCGCAATTTGATGCTTTCAACCAACACAGAGGAAATCATGTACGCACCCCTGAAAAACCTGCTGCGCTCCAAAGGCTACCACGTTACCGAAGGCGATGAGTGGACTCCAGTCGACACTCGTGAATTCACCACGTTCGCCAAGTTCGAACTCGGTGTGAGCAATGGCCACCGCATCATCTCGCACCCAGGTGCGCACCTGGAAGCCGTGGCAAAGATTCAGAGCATGGTGGAAGCCCATCATGGCCTGAGCGCAGCGCGTCAAGCAGAGCCCGTCGCCGTTTCGGCGCCTGTAGTTGAGCCAGAACCAGCCGCACCTGTCGTTCCGGAACCTGTGGCAGCCCCTGTTGACGAGCCACAAGCTTTCGACCTGAGCGCTCAAGGACAGACCGAGAAGCAGGTTCTGGAAGAATCGACACCCGAAGCTGCCGAAGCACCTGCTGAAGAACCTACGGTGGAAACCGCTGTCGAAGAGCCGGTGGGCGAGCCTCCAGTAGAAGACGCGGCGGAAACCGCCGTCGAAGAAGTTGCTGAAGCACCAGCAGCCGAAGAAGGCGCTGCTGAAGAACAAGCAGAGTAATCGAAAGGACTCGATATGGGAACCCCTAAATTCAAAGGCAATCACGGACCGGGTTTCGTACACGGAAACGGTGAAGGCAGTGCTAACCTGCCAGTTGCCTTTGGGTGGGGTCGCATGACTGGCAAAGCAGGGGAGGTCGGGCTGATTGCACTGTCCGACATTCTCCCTGTCGGCATGAATCAGGCTGTGTATGTGCAGTCTGAAGTTGCTGCCGTCATCGACTTCACTCTCTGTGAACCCGGTAACGTGGTAAACAGCAACCCGGACGTTCAGGACAGCGTTATGTGGGATGGCGCGCAAGCCGTAACAGCCAAGAAGATGACCAAGCTCGACTGGCCGGTCTTCACCTATATTCGCGTGACCTTCACGGACGCCGGCACTATCTACGTGGGGACACTGTAATGGCAGAACTTGTCCGCGCGCTCGCACAGAGCGAACAGGTCATCGCACCTGAAACAGAACAGGCGTCGTCTGTTCTCCAACATCTCGATTTCGCTACGTGGCTTCCATACGCCTCGAAGATTTACGAGATCAGTCCGGACATCCGGGCGTACGTTCTGGCAACGATTCCGATCTGCCCGTCCGACATCCCGAATCGTAACGGTATCGGCTTCCCACTGGCCGAGCTGCTGAAGTTTCAGCCGCCACCTGTCGCCCGCCAGTCGTACAAGGCGTGGACTGGTTGCCCGATGCACTACGAACACAAGAATGAGATTCACGAGGATGCGTATGGCGTGATCTTTGATACGGCGATGCGTCCGATCAAAGGCTACGGCGGCGGTAAGCTCTGGAAGGTTATGGGCCTGATCGGCATCGACCGCACCAAGTATCCGGAGATGGCGCGTCGTGTCATGGAAAACGACATCAACACCTACAGCATGGGTGCACTGGTCGATTCCTTTAGCTGCTCGTACTGCGGCGGTGAGGTCACCAAGACCTCGACCTGCGGCCACGTCGATCTGCGCCGTGATATCGACTGGAACGAAGTGCGCTCATGGGACAACAAGCGTCACATCGCGTACCGAAATGCTCACGGTATCAATCCAATAGAAACCTCGCTTGTAGAATCGCCGGCCTGGACTACTGCGCTATCCAACGCAGTTCACACAAAGGAATAATCATGATTCAAATCAACGCCGCGGCTCGCTTGAAGGTTATGGCAGCTAAAGCGGATACCAAACAAGCCGTGGCCTACATAAAGTCGCTACTCGGTGTCGATGTAAAGCCAGCACCGGTGTCAACGGAAAACGGAAACATCTGCTTTGCGTTTAAGGATGCTTCTAAGGCCCCCGCTGCTATCAAGAACGTAACTAAGCAACTTGGTGTCGCTCGTTCCTACAGGGGCACCGAGGGATCGAAGGCCGTAGTTGTCCATCAGTTCAACGTGGCAGCGGATCAGTTCGTGATCATCTCGGTGTACGAGGACGCGGCCACTGTACGCCTGTACGATCAAAAGCACGCTCGCGCCTTCCAGCAGGAACTCAAGAAGGTTGCCCCTAAAGCAAACGGCAAGTAGTCTGCGGAGGATCAGAAGGAACACAAGCGACTGCTGCGCCTGAACAACGAGAGGAAGTAATCATGAAGATCAATGCGTCAGCACGCCTGCGCATCATGGCCGTCAAAGACGATAATGGCGACAAGGAACGCCTCGCACAACTGGTGAAGCAGATCAAGGAATTCGAGGCCGACGTCAAGGAAATCGAAGACGAAGGTGATGACGCCTCGTATGAGCGCAAACACCTGGAGAGCCTGCGCGCCGAACAACGTAAGCTCAAAGACAAGATGGGCATCAAATAGCAGTACACAGTTTAATACCGTAGCATCCAACAGTACCAAATCTAGATGAGGACACTATGCCAATCCTGAAGAAAACTCAGGCCTCGCGTCGTCCGGTTAAGGCCAGCTCGCTGCACTACGACAACGAGACGTCCAAGGCCAGTGACGAAAGCGATCAGGTCGTTGAAAACAACATGGAAGTCTACACGCTGATCGATCCTGAAGATTACGATCCGGCGGGCAGCACTCACTTCCCGAACGAAGACAGCTCGCACCCAGTGCTGGCCAAGTCGAAGCGCACCAAGGCTACCGCAGCCGACGTGTCGTGTGACGAACCCGGTGGCACTCCGCTGAATCCGGGTACCAACAACCTCAGCACCATCGACAACGAGGTCGATCCCGACGCCGGTTACATCGGTTCCTCGGTTGACTTCGCGGACGATCCAGACGCTGTCGAAGGTGATGACCCTGACGAAAGCGATCCACTGGACGATCCAGATCAGTTCATGGGCGATGATCCAGACGACGGCGTGGTCGAAGGCTCCGACGCCACTCTGGAAAACAACATGAAGCCTTACGGTCCTATCGAAGGTAACGATCAAGGCGGCGCCACTCACGACGGCAACGACCTGGACTTCACCATCGAGGCCGCCGAAGGCGACGACCCTGACTGGGACGCTCCGCCACCGGATGACGACGAAGATGGCGACATCGACGAAGACCTGGAGGAAGAAGGCGAACCTCCACTGGTGGAAGAAGACGTGGAGGACGAGCCTGAAGAGGCCGCCGCTCAAGAAGGCGACATGTCGATGCTGGATATCGACGAGACCCCGGACGACGATGTGTCCGACGTGATGTTCGCCACCGCAGGTACTCGTGTCATGGTCATCAAGGCCAACCGCATCATCGCGACAATGACCGGCCGTATGGCTATCGCAAGTGGTCGCAGCGATATGTACATGACCGATCAGTTCCACCAGGTCACTGCCATGCAGATGGAAGAGAAGGGACTGCGCAAGGGCCTGAAAGCCATGGGCTTCAAGCTGGCCACTGCTAACGTGCTGAAGAACTCGGTTGTCGAGGCGCAGGTGAAAACCGGCGTCAAGAAAACCCTGACCGCATCCCGCAAAGTTGCGTCGGACAACGAGAAGGCGTTCGAGCAATCGCTGGCTATCGCAGCCGTCGGCATCAACCGCCAGATGTTCAAGAACACCGAGAACGCACTGCGCGCTCACCTGGAAGGCGAGTTCCGCAAGATCGGTATTCGCAACGGCGGTCGTGTTCTGGCTCGCGCGTTTTCCGAGCACGGCCCTGCATATGCGAAGCAGGTGATCGAACTCGCCAAGAAGATCGCAGCGATGCCTGAACAGGTGCGTGACGGTTACGTCGAAGCCCTGGACATGGACAGCGGTGCTTTCGATGAGCCTGACGAGGATATGGTTCCAGTCGGTGCCAACGAGGATATGATGGATGACGAAGATCTGGAGGATTCGGACTTCGGCGCTACCATCGAGGCCTCGCTGGCTAAGCCTGCCCACGTTCTGCGCGCTTCCACCAAAGTGTCGGCGGCTGCTTCCGGCAAGTTCAGTGTCACCGCGAACGAGATCCTGAACGGCACTCGTCCGCTGTTCTAACAGGAGGCCGCGATGATCCAAATCAATGCGGCCGCTCGCCTGAAGATTAAAGCTGCTGAACTGCAGGCATCCACCAAATCTGTAATCGGCGTGCTGCAGAAATGTGGCATGTCGGCAGCGGACGCTAAGCAGGCGGCCGACGGCAGCGGTAGTCCAGGTGGAGTTGAAATCAAAACCTCCGTCGCCAAGAAAGTAATGGAGGGGCTTACGGCCCTGAAGTTTACTCGTGAAGATGAAAAGCACGACGGTGCCACTCAAACGTGGTTCTATAAAGGTGACGACATAGTGTACTTTGAATACGACAAGAGTAACTGTCTGGTTCAAGTTAACTTCTGAGTCACAACCCACAGTTTAATCCTGTAAGACAAATTAATCCATTAGGAGGTTTCAAATGATCTACGGTCCTTTCTCGAAATACGTGGACTCCGCAGACGTGGCAGTTGCTCCGGGCGTTGTGATCGACGCTGAAGGCCTGGCACTGGTGCGCAACAAGTCCGCACAATCCCAAGGCGTGATGCCATCCACCGGTACCGCTGCTGACCTGTTCGCGGGCTTCTCCTACGCTGGCACCTCCGCTGCACCATTCGCAGAAGGCTACGCCGTCAAGGTCGAGAGCGGCCTGACTTCGCTGGCTCCAGGCGTTGTGTCGCTGGTGTTCGCACCAGTCGCTAACAGCGTTCTGGTCATCGATGCGTCCACCGGTGCTGCAATCACTACCTTCACCGTTTCCGGCAAGACCCTGACCGGCATCGCCGCTGGTACCATCGTCAACGTGACCTACAAGTACGCGCTGTCCGTGGTGCAAGCTCGTGCGCTGTACGGCGACATCCAGCCCGGCGGCTACAGCGGCGCTTACATCGACCAAATCGGTCTGGTGAAACGCGGCGTCATCTACACCGACCAGTTCGACTCCAGCAAAAACTGGGCGGCGGCTACCGATGTGAAGATGGCAGCCGGCGGTCAACTGACCGACCAATCCGGTAGCGGCCTGTCTATCCCATGCCAGATCGTTGCGCTGCCCGGCGTCGAGGTGCCTTTCCTCGGCCTGGAATTCTCGGCAGTTTAATCCACGCACAGCCGAACTTAACACAAGGAGAAACACATGTCTGGCAAAATCAAAGTAAGCGCTGCGCGTACCCCGACCGTAGCTTCCGAGTATCGCTTCACCGGTTCCAACGAACGCGCTGTCGGCCGCAACGGCGAGCTGAACGCTTCCTCGAAGCGCGACCTGATGAGCAAGCAGCTGCAGTTCCTCGAGGCCGCTTCCTCGGGCGCGCTGATCGCTGACGCGAAAGCAACCCAAATCGAAGCTTCGATGAAAGAACATCGCGAGCTGCTGCTGGCCGCGCAGAACGATCCAACCGTTCACCGCGTCCTGGGCGAGCGCATGGCCGAATCGCTGTACATCACCGCCAACCGTCAGGGCTTCATGCGCAAGTACCTGTCGAAGGTTCCGGTCGAGCAGGGCACCATTCCTCGCTTCCCGCTGCGCACCAAGAACGTGACCGCCGTGTGGTCCACCTCGCCGACCAAGATCGAAACCCAGATCACCCGCGACAAGTGGTACTACCCACCAGAGCTGTCGATCGTTACCCGTCCGTTCGTCACCCAGAACGAACTGAACCAGAGCGCCGGCGACGTGCTGCAAGAGAAGTACGTCGAAGCAACCGAGGCCGTGATGGTTGCAGAAGACCGTCTGTGGTACAACCAGGTGAACGCGGTGGTCGGCGTGGACAACGATCTGCTGATTATCACCGGCGGCCTGACTCCGTACTCCGTGATGGCGGTGCAAAACCGCGTGACTCGCTGGGGCCTGAAAGCTCCTCACGTGCTGATCGCCTCCGATCTGTACCAGGACATCGTCGGCAACCAACAGTTCTATGAAGCAATCGATCCGGTTGCCCGTCACGAACTGCTGCTGACTGGTGAACTGGCCGTGATGTACGGCATGACCATCACCTCCGACGCTTACCGTCACCCAGAGCACAAGGTTCTGAACCAAGGCGAGTTCTTCGTGATCTCCGAGGCTCTGAACCACGGCGGCTACTCGGATCGCGGCGGCATCAACTCGAACCCAATCGACATCGTGAACGAGAAGATTCCGGGCAAGGGCTGGGTCATCCACGAGGAGATCGCTATCTCCGTGGCGAACAGCCGTTCGGTGGCTAAGGGCTTCCGTCAGTAATACGGTAGGGCGGCCTTAGGGTCGCCCGCTAACAGACAACAGAAAGGAAGCAAAATGACTATCTCCCGCTACAACCATTCGCTGGACTACACCTCGATTGCTCTGGCAGCAGCAATCGACGGCGACTTCAAACGCGCTGGCAAAGCGCTGCTGAAGGCGGCAAAGCAGCATGACGCCAAGCGCGCTGTGCAAGTGCTGGAAGCCTCCAACGCCCAAGCGTTCGACGCCGACATCGCAGCCCGCGTGACCGCCAAGTCCAAGACCAAAGCCGCAGCAAAGCCAGCACCGGTGGGTGCAGCTAAGCGCGTGAAAGCCGCCGCAGCACCGGCCAAGAAAACCCAAGTCAAAGCCTTCGATATGGGCGAAGACGAGGACATCGACAGCCTGCTGGAAGACGGTGACGAGGACATGGACATCGAGACCGACGTCGAGGAAGCAGGCGCCGACGACATGGAAGAGGAAGAAGTTGGCGAAAGCGACTTCGACGCAACCTTCGCATCCGTTCTGCGCGGCATGGGCGCTAAGTAAGTGAAACGCTAAAGGGGCCCTTCGGGGCTCCTTTTTCCATTTGGGGACCACATGGAAATCATCCCAGTAGAGACACTCGTGTTCGACGGCCTCTCTAAGCGCTTCGCCGAAGTCTTTCAATGCAGGGTCGCCTTGACCACTACGCAAGACAAGACGCGTACGATTCAGCGATTCTTTGAAGGGCGGGAAGTGGAATACCCGTATGCGTTTCTGACGGTTCAGTCGATAGCGCACAACAAGGAGTCGTACACGAGTCCAACACTTAGTAGGCGCGGCGTACCCATAGTTACCAATGATGGACAAGCCTTTACCGCTCGCCTGCTGCCAACAAACTTTACCATCGAGGTAGAGTTCCACACCAACAAGTACCGAGGCATCGAGCCTTCAACTGTGCTGTCGTATGCACGGAGGTGGCTGTTTGCCTACAAATGCGGGTACCTCAAATTTAATGTGCAGTATGGCCGACTTGCGCTGCGCATTGGTATGACGATGGACGACACGGTGCCGACTCCTCCCTTGGAAAACAAGTTGGAGACTGAGGCCGTGTATAAAATCGTATCGTCGATAGTTGTTCACGGGTGGTCTTCCGAACCTGTATTGGGTTCGCAGGGCATAATCCAGACGATCGACCTTCAGACCGCGTTCGGCACCAAAGAAGGTTACGACTTCGTTCCATTTGACTAGGAGTTGCTATGAATACTGTTGCGGTCACTAACCTGACCAAGCTTACCCAGCACGTAGGTGTTATCCACGAGGACGGCACCAAAGATCAAGTGCAGGTCATGGCCCGTAAGCGCGTGCCCTTGCGTGCTGGTATGATCGTTGATCCAAACTGGTTGGGTCTGAACATCGGTGTCCTCAAGATTGAGATGCCCCAACCAAACAATCGTGCACAGTTGCTGCGTTCGCCGCCTGCCGTGCA